GTCATCAACTGGTTTCAGACTAGCCTCATTTACGTTACGCCAACCGAGGTAGTGTTTGCTTTCCTCTTTTTCCTTTCCGTTATGACGGTGGAAGATATATTCAAATATATTAAGGCTCACCGTAGAAGGGGCGGAGTAGCAGTGCCCCCAGCGTTATGATTTTTCTTTATTCCATACTTGGGCTGGCGATACTTCTATTCGTTCAATTTATTAAACGAAAGGTAACGAAAGAACAAATTGAAACGCAGAAAGCAATGGAACACAATAACCATTTATGTTAGCAACTGCTATCTTACTGCATTTGCAATCACTGTGGATACACCTGAAATTACTGATTCCGCTGTGGAATTTCCTTTTAGGCGTAATGGTAGGGCACTTCTTTCCAAAACTTCTCAAAATAATTAATGACAACCGTGAATTTACGGCTAAAAAAGCTGAATATATTGCTAGAAATGCTATTCGGGTGGAACGGGAAGAAATCCGTAGTTCCAAAATTTTCAAAGAAAGGTTGTCGGCCATTCTTAAAACTATCAGAGAAAAGTCTTCTAAGCACGAAAATGAACTTAGGGTTACAAATGTCGAAAGTTGTAAGACCGACCAACAAATAAGAAAGGCTCTCGAAGAACGGGGATTTAGCATAATCCGTGCCTACGAAAATGGAATGACAATTCGTTGGTAGGAGAAAGGCTTGACTTTTTTAACATTTCTGTTAGGATAATTGTATGTTTAATACATTTTTCAAAGGCACCGTAGAAGGTCTTTTAAATCATGTTCTCACCGCGCCGCAATCAGCAATTGACAAAGTGGGCGATGAAAATGAACGTCTTGACCGCGAGGAAGCCATTGCGTTTGCAATGGATGATTTGAAGATTACCCGTGAGGAAGCCGAACGAATCGTCACAGAAATTCAACTTGAAGAATTTCACCGTATTGCCAAAGGATGTGTTGAAAGAGGACTTCTTGAAATCACCAGTTATGATGATGAAGGCCAACCAATTTATCAACCTACGGAAAAAGGATTGGCGTCACTGTAATAGGCATGAGAAAGCGAAAGATAAAATACGTGTCGGTAAAACTACCGGCCTGCGGAAATGCTTATCCTCTTGACAAATTTGGCTGCCGAAGATTACCAAATTACACACTCGAATATTTAAGGAAACACGGTAAAAAACTGTTTGAAATTCTTCTAAATAACGTTCCAAGTAGTGTATATTCTGAATTAGTTCGCTGCATCCGTCAAAAGGAAAAATTCTAATACGAGGCTTGACTTTTTATATTCCCTGTGGTAATATGATAAGACGATGAAATTATTTATTCCGACACTTGGAACAAAATTCGTTTTGTTAAAACCTTGGACAATTGTTCTTCAAGACAACCGATACAACGAAACGTTTTGGTTGGCACTTCACGGTAAGCCTGTAAGGCAAGAATATTTCTCCGGCTACGACCATATAAACCGTAAATACATTACCAGTCCGGTTCAAACCAAGGACTGTGACAGGCGTTGTGAACACCCGGCCACTCCAATTAAAACCATATTTCCAAAAGGAACTACTCTTGTTCTTGAAAAAATTTCCATAAGAAAAGGACTTCGTGGTGACGACCACCTTGTTTTCAGAATTCCTTCCAATAGGACTTCTTCCATTCCATCAGGCAAATTCAGAGTGTCACTCGATGATTTTAACAATAAATTGGAAGCAACAGTTGAAACCATCAACAAATATCCGGAAGGTAAGTTCATTCTTCAAATTCTTGCAGGAAAAGAATATGGCTCCCAATATAAAAATTGCACGTGTTATCACCACCCTTGCACGTGTGGCAGTAATCAGCCTGATTACAGAAAAGAATATCTTACTTGGATGAGCGACCCTGAAAACCGGCGCGGTGGAAGAATGGCTCGTGTGGAACATCACACAAACACCGCTGGCCATGATACCATTGCTAATGACCAACATGGATGGTATTCCAATTCAAGAGGTTACAGCAAATCATTCGGTAGTATGACCGAACTCCTGTCATGGGCGGAAAAGAAAAAATTTACAGCAGCTCACATAAACGCTTTTATTGTTCGATACAATGAAAAAAAGGCCTTATGGGAACAGGATAAGCAAACTATTGCCGCTATTTAAAAGGCTTGACTTATTCTAAAACACTGTTAGGATTTAACGATGAATAAGAACGCAAGCATAACGGTAGCAATATCATCAGATGAAGCATACCCCGTTTACAATCTCAGCAGAATAAAAAAGGGTGAAACGCCTTCCACAAAACTAAAAATTTCAAAAGCTTTATTTAACAAATACCAAGCTACTGCGAATTTATACGACAAACTCCACGTTAAAATACGAGAATTAGTCGAACAACAAAACTTAGAACTATGAAAATTGCTATTTTAAGTTGGGGTTCTCTGATAACATCTGGCGTTGAACGTGGCCTCTTACTTGAGGGTGGATGGCACACCGGCGGCCCTATATTGCCCATCGAATTTTCCCGTATCAGTCAATCAGGTGAAAGAGCGGGCTGTCTAACGCTTGTCATTGATGAACAAAATGGCGTCAACGTTCCTACACATTACGCCAAAAGCGCCCACACCAATCTAAACGATGCTATTCTCAATCTTCGCACGGTTGAACGAATTACATTAATTCCAAGTATTGGTTACGTCAATCTTGTAAGTAATACAGAACGGCAATTTGCCCGCAGAAAACATCCAATTTCCTGTAACACAATCAAAGCGTGGGCACAAGCAAATGGTTGGGATGCGGTAATTTGGACTTCTCTTCTTTCAAATTTTGAAGAAAAGACAGGCTATCCTTATACTATTGAAAATGCTATTCAATACATAAGTCATCTGAGAGAACCTGTAACATCGAAAGCTTTTGAATACATCCGCAATGCTCCCGCTGACGTTGTGACTCCATTCCGTCAGGTTATGGATGACACGTTAGCTTTTGCTCCCAATACCCCTATGGTGGGGGAGGGTACCAGCGCTTAATTTAATTAACACCTACCACCGTTCATTTATGTCAGAAGTTCAAGAAAAACAACAAATCAAAAAACAAATCATTGATGAACAGATGAAACAGTTTTGGGACTTCTGTGGCAATGCAATGAAATCGTATCAACGTGATGAAGATGGACCTGTCATTCCTCAATCCCTTCAAGAGTTTTCTGAACTATTTTTAAACAAACTAACCAATATGGTCGAAGCAATCTGATTTTATGAAAAAATATCTGACAATCAGCCGATGTGAAGATGAACCTTATGCAGAGTTTCTTACGCAAGAACAGTTGGAACAAAAATTAAAGGAAGAATGGACAGGTTACACCTTTCTTAATTCTGCCCCCGGTGATTTGATGTCTTTCCCTTCCAAATCCGTCCTTATTGTGAAGGGCGAAATTATTGTTCCAAAGCCTAAGAAAGTGGTCACAGAATGGGTTGTTTAATTTCTCAAAATAATCAACGAATAACTTGGAATAACCAAGAAGGGCTTGACTTTCTATAAAACTCTGATAATCTTCTTCCTGACATGAGAACATATCGTCGTCGGGAGCGCTATCCCATAACGAAAGAGAATGAAATCGCTACGTTTATGGGCGAACTTGAGTATTACCGCAATAACAACCAAAACCCTGTCATGTTGTTGGGACATCGTATCGTCAATATTTACAGAAATATCAATGTTCAAATGGTTGTTAGCAAAAAATGTAACTTCTCCTGTCCATTTTGCATAGAAAATGACAGAAAGGCAGATTCCAATGATTTCTTGGAAACATCAGGCTTCCCCGAAACAGTTTTCGATACGGTTCTTTGTCAATATAGCGACCACGGAATTACGCCTCATGTGTCAATTACAGGCGGCGAACCTACACTGTTCCCTGAAAAATTGAAAAAAATTTATGCCATCGCCATCAAGAAGTGGCAACTTCCATTTGTCAATATTAATACCAACGGAGCAAACCCCGAAATTCTAAAAGAACTGGAGAGCATCTGGATAAACCTTTCACGTCATCATTACTGTGACACAAAAGCTAATACTATTTTTGGTAAGAAATCCGAATACACTGTTGGTTCTATGACTACAATGCAATGTGTAATGATGAAGGGATATATTGATTCTGTTTCAGAAATAAAGAAATATATGGATTTTTTTACTTTATTGGGAGCAGATGGATTTTCTTTTCGTGGAATGTCAACACTTGACGTAGGAAAAGAATACGTAGATGAAATTAATTTCAGTAATGCGCATGCTGTTGACTTTTTTTCCATTGTGGAAGAAGTGTCAAACGACCCAGCATTTGAATTTGTTCAACAAAAAATAGGCGACCATTATTGGTTTGAACATTACAATTACAAAGGAAAACCCGTTCGTTTTACTTATTCCAATTTCGATTTTTTAAGGAAAGTGGAAACCGAAGAGCGAAAAAACAATCAATGGTTCAGTCGAGCCACCATAATTTCGCCAACCGGCAGAGTTTATGCTGGATGGACATACGACATAAATGAATTGAGATTTCCATCACATCCGCCGCTTGACAACGGGCAAACAAGTGGTATAATTTGAACTACTCTTATGAAAAGTTTACTTAAAACATTAGCTCACAACAAATTCATTCTAATTCCCGTCATTGTTTATTCAACCGCCGCCCGAATCTTTTTTGAATTTGGGATGGTTATTGGAGCGTTTTTCGTTGTGAGTCTCCATACCGCTTTGATTCTGCTTTCCCTTTTGATTCTCTGGCAGTTGGTTAGTTGGATTACCCTTGCCAGATACAATGAAGAAAGCAAAAAGAAGGTGACAATTCATTTCAATTCTGCTAAAGACGCTGAGGAATTTGAAGAAAAACTTTCCCATATCAAATACTTATTTAATTCAAAAAGAAATGGTGTCTCAACCATTGAAGACATCAAGGAATCCCTTGACAAAAGTAAATTGATTTTGAACGGTTAAACCAAATCCAATAATGAAAATAATCAGCACTCACATTGGTAAAGGATTGGCGAGTATCGCTGCCGCCGCAATCTGTGGTTTTGCTTTGTATCTGACTCACGGTGAACATGGAATAGGATGGTTCATCGTAGCATTATTTGTCATTTGGCAATAGCGGGTCTGTGACGCTTGACTTCTTATAAAAGTGTGATAGACTGTTTGTGTTGTTAGAGAACGCAAACAAATAAGAACGCTAAACTTATGAAACCTATTTTGGATACACCCGATGTAACCCATGATGGTGCGCCCATCCTTCACATTGACATGAGCGAAATGGACAAGGAGTCCATCGCATTCATGTTAAAGCAGTCACGGGACGACTTTTATTCCAACAAGGAATTAGCGCCCGTTCGTGAGTATTCCACCAATGCTCGTGACGCACACATTCAGTCTGGTATCCCTGACCGCCCCATTGAAGTGACTCTGCCGAGTCAGCTTTCCCCTGAACTTCGCATTCGTGACTTCGGTAAAGGTTTGACTATTGAGAACCTTTCTGACATTTATTTCAAGTATTGGAAGTCAACCAAACGTGGCACCAATGACCAAAACGGATGTCTTGGTATCGGTGCGAAATCCGCTTTCGCCTACACAGCGGCCTACACTGTTACGACTTGGTGCAACGGAATGAAAACTGTTGCTACAGGACAGAAAAATGGTTTCGCTGACGTAATTTTCCATCAGCCGAACACCAACAATGAATCTGACGGCGTTGAAATTGTCATTCCTATTCAGCAGAAGGATATTTCAAAGTTTGTTCACGAAGCGTTGGAATTATTCAAGTATTGGGATGTTCGCCCCATTTTTCATAATATTGAAGAAAGTGAATTGAAGGCTGCCTTCAACATAATGGATACCAAGCCTTTTCTTTCCGGCGAAGGTTGGGCCGTTCGTCCAGCAGGATACGGAAAAGGCGAATCAAAAGCCATTATGGGGTTTGTTCCTTATGCTATTGATTGGGAACAGGTTAAAAATAGTCTGCCCCCGGAAATCTCCACAAAAGTTAGTGGTATCTTCACTTTCCTTGAAGAAAACCTCACGGCACTCTACTTTGACAACGGCACTTTGTCATTCACGCCCAACCGTGAATCCCTTCAATATAATGAGCCCACTATTGACGCCTTGAGCAAGAAACTTGTTTCCATTTATGAAAGTTTGTTGAGTCTCATTACCAGCAAAATCGCTGATGCTCCCAACATTTGGGAAGCTAAAATCCGTTATAATCAAATTTTCCGAAGGGAACTTGATGGATTTGATAAAGAATTAATGTATGGTGGATTTGATAAAGAATTAATGTATGGTGGTAATCTCAACACTCTTGAAAATCTTTTAAGAAATCGTGTTCAATGGAATGGTGTTACCATTTCGAGCGGTATATTTGAAGGATTGGATGAATGGGATGTTAAACTTGGACACGTTCAACAGCGTTGGACAGTCACGGATTTTGTTCCATTATTTACAACGTTTGTCAAAGATAACGACAAAACAGGTATCAGAGAATGCGCTAGTTCCCGCCGTCGGCGCAGTTGGAATCGCATCAGTAAAATCGTTGCCTCTCCAAAATCTGTTATAATCATTCAAGATACCGACAAAGCTTCATTGGCAAAGGGTTTGGCCCGTTGGTTTCTCTACAAGGCCAGTAAAGAAGTGTCACAGGTTTACGTTCTTGACCTGTCAAGTCCTACTGTCAAGGATGCTTTCTTTAAACATTATAACTTTGACACGGTGCCTGTTTCCTATGTTTCACAAAATGAACTGTTGGTCAAGGCATACATGAAAAGTATTAGGGCGCCTCGTGGAACATCTGATACGGTTGACCGTGAATCCCGGCCTCTATACTGCCCGTTTGTTGAAATTAAGAACAGGCGGACGATTAGCTTTACTTCCAATCCATCTTGGGATTACGAAACCGTGAATGCTCGTGGCGTTCAAGGTGGTTTGTATGTTGTTTATTCCAAGATTGATTTTATTTACAATGGAAAACACATCCAACACGTTGACAGCAATTATTTCTGGCAGGCAATTTACGACTTGGCTTTGATGGCTGGTGTCAATATAAATAAGGTGTTTGGCATTCACCCCAAAACAGCTGACTCTGTTTGGTTCAAAGAAGCGATTGAGGAAGGCAATTGGACAAATCTTTCTGATTGGGTAAAGGAAAATATTGATTGTCTTCCAAAAGACGCCATTAAGAAAATTTCTGCTTACCTTAATGTAGGAACAGAACATAAAATTGGAACCGTGGCCGCTTCAATGTTACATCCGATGTTAGTCAATGAAAATGAGTTGGCGAGTAAATATTTTAAAGAAGTGGCCGATTTCACCAAACATTGGCATATTAAAGATATACCATCAAGACTTTATATGTTTGATGGGTGGCAACATGAAGAATCGGAAGTAAAATATTTCCAAAAAATAATTGGTGACGTAAAGAAAAAGTATCCTTTACTATTTAAAACCAACTGTAATTCTGCTATTGTCAATTGTGATGAAAATAGTTGTCATAAATTGGATGTTACTACCGCAAAAGAACTAGCAGAATACATTAACCTAATAGATAAAAATAGTTGATAATTTCCTTTCGTTAGGAGTTTTCATACACTATTTATTAGTATATGGAAACCTCATTATGCCAAAACGAAACGACAAACTTACCCTTAACGATGTCCGCAAATCCAACAGGCAACGTCAAAAACGATTCTACAATAATCATATCAAATCAGAACGAAAGAGAAAAAGAGACGCCTACCATCATAAAAACAGGGAGAGTGTATATTATCACAAATCTGATAAATAATAAAAAGTATGTAGGTATCACTACCAAAAGTATAGAAGAACGATTTAAAGAACACACTTGGGAATCAAATAAAAACGGTTTTATGGTGATATGTGATGCCATAAAGAAATATGGAAAAGAAAATTTTAAGATAGAATTGATTGAAGAATTACAAAATGTAACAGAAGATGAATTGTTGTCAAGAGAAACATTTTACATAGACAAATATAATACACTTATTGACAATGGTTGTGGATATAATATGGTTAGATGTCACAAAGGGCGTTTAATATTTAGTGAAGAGACGAAACGAAAGATGTCGTTAAACCACGCTGATATAAATGGTGACAAAAATCCTTTCTATGGAAAACATCATACCGAAGAAACTCTTAAAAAACATAGTGAATGGAAGAAAAAATATAAATCCGGTAAAAATCATCCAATGTATGGAACATCACGGCCTGATAATACTAAAAAGAAAATATCATTATCTTTGTCGGATACAACCATGAAACATTTTAGAAATATTTGTAATAATGAAGAGTTTATTGGCATCAGAAATAATTTTGTCAAAAAATATAATCTGAACAGACAATGCGTAAATAATTTAATAAGTCGTCAGCGGAAAAGCCTATGCGGATGGGTTTTAGTGAACGACGCTTGACTTTTTATAAAATGATGATAAAATAGGGAAAGTGAAAAAACTAATCCGAATTTTATCTGACTTGTCTGATATGATGAAAATAGGAATGCGTTTATCATCTGATATTTCTACCATCACCCTTCCTCCAATAAAGCCAGCAACTCCGCCTAAATCACTCAAGAAAAAAACGGTTGTAGTAACGACTTCTCAATCAAAATTAGAAATCGTTTGGCCATCTTCTAATTTCACTTTTGACGAATTGTGTGAAGCTAATCCTACCAAAACCAAGGATGAATTGTTAAGAGAAATCGGTAGTAGAATGAAAAAGTAGTAGCGCTTGACTTTTATAAAAACTCTGTTATACTTTTTCCATTATGAAACAACTAATTCAACAACTTGAAAACTTCACAGAAGTTCTTTCAACATTGGATAAGTTTATTTCAAAGCTTGACAGCTTACTGTCGGTAAAACAAACAAAAAACAAAAAACAAACAAAAAGTAACTAAAACTATGAAAATTAGTAAAACAACCAAACTAGCGATTAGTGCGGCCATTGCCGCCCTTTTAGTGGACATGTGGCGCGGATTTCCGTGGCTTGGAAAAGTGTTTCCCACTCTACGCCCAACGTCGCCGAATGACGCACCCGCTTCTTAATCGTCATCGTATCGCTCTTCTTACTAATTCAGGTGGAATAGGAGAAATAAGAAGAGCGATACACTTTTAATATGAAAACAATTCTTAAAATAACGGTGGCAATTCTTTTGATTTTGGCTATTATAGTCGGTATTGCCATGCTTTCCATAAAAATTGTTCCAGCCCTTTTTATCGCTCATCTTGCCAAGGATTTGGTGGTATCTGCTGGGTTTGACACTTATACAGCATCTTACACTACTATTGGATTATTTTTCTTATCTATGGCAACCCTTTGGAGTTTATTCAAATGGCGTCATATTAAGGCAATTTTTTTACTTCTATCAATAATCATTGCCGGTTATTGTATAGGTAAAATTTATTTCCACAATTACATTGGTAAAGTATCGGCGCCTGACTCTGTGAAATGGTTTAATCCCTTAGATGGTTCACCTAACTTGTATTATTCCAAGGATTCGACCAATGAATTTTCATTCTTTAACCGTTCAGGTTTTAATCCACAGACCGGTGAAAAACTTCTCCCCGTTTCTTCTAAAACCTACAAAGAATATAAAGCTATAAGAAAGGCTAACGAAGAACGTCTTGCGGAAGAAAAACTCAAAAAAGAACAACTTGAAAGAGAAGAAAAATTGAAGGGAGAACAAGCAGAGAATGATGAAAAACTGAAAGAAAAATCAAAGCAGTTGGAAGCAGAAAAAGAAAGAGCGGCTAAATTACAGACTTTTATTGATTATGAAATCCAACGACGCAACAATAATATTTCATTATCGCCCTCTAAAGTGGGGGCATCGGCAGACAATCTTTCTACAACAAATCTTATTTCAGTTCTTACTTTAACTTTTGATGGTGAGAAAAATATTTCTACGCCTATTTTGGATAACGGCGGAGAGTATTTTTTTCGTGTATCAGGATTATTCGCGCCCAGCGTACAAGATATTGGTCATTGGTCTGATGCTGCGTTTAATACACACAATGACACAACGTTGGATAATTTACATATCCCCGATTATTGGTGGACGTGGAATGGAAAAAGTGGTCATCAAAGAAGTGTAGTTGAAGGTGACACAATATCATATCGTCCAGCACCAAATGTTTACCAGCCCAACCATATTTATTACTTTTACTTTCTTGGTAGAGGGCAATCTGAAACTATAGGTTCAGGTGATTTACAATGGTTCCCTAATAAGGGTCAACTTACTTTTGAATTATATCAAATAATCAGAGTATCATCAAGTCAATCAAAACAAATAACAAAAGTAAGTAATAAAAATAATGAATATACAATCAAATATGATGACCTTAAAAGCGAATATAATACTCTTACAAATTGGGAAAATGTATCTAATTATGATACCCAAGTCAAAATGGTTAGTAGATTAGGTGAGATTAGATATGAAATGGTTCACTTGGATTCTCCTAATAAAGCGGGAGTTGGAAGTGTCAAAAAACAGTTAGTAGCTAAAAGTTCACTACCCATTCATACTGTTTATGGACAACAATATCGAATGAACCAATCATATAATCAAACAATGGACCAAGAAGTAGCGTTTCAACTACTCTTTGAACACGCTGAAGCGATTTATGGTCAAAACGCCCACATTGAAATTAACGCTTCTTCGTGCCCACCTACCTATTACCATGTTACAGTATGGACAGATAATGATACTCACAATTATGTTTACGTTGCTAAAGTGAATAGGCCGGAACATTTTTTTCGCCGCCGTGACTTCCAACTAAAGATAACTGAATGGGAACTTAGTTCTTCGAGTTGAAAAGTTATAATCAACCGTGTCGTTTATAAAGATACTTGACTTTCATCGTGGTTGTGATAAAATATCCTTGTGATTATTAAGTTTCAGTGTCAAAATTGTTTTCATCCATTAGAGATTGATGACACCCACATCGGTCAAACGGTGGATTGTAGTGTTTGCCTTAAACCCACAGCGGTAGTTCCTTTGACTGCGGCAAAAAATATTATGGCAGTAAAGAATACCGAAAAGCCTAATATGTTACGTCACGTAATGAAATGGCTCACTATTGGATGGACAGCATTTTGCCTATTGGGAATTGGTGGATGTTCCCTTATAGGCTTAGTAACATCCGCTTCACAAACTGCGAATGTGGCACCCAATGATACAGGTCCTGCGGTAGCGTTTATTGGGATATTGTTATTATCAATTATTATGTGGTTCGGTATTTGGGTGATAGGCGCAATTCCTTGTGCGGTTATTTGGTTGGTAGGGAAAAAGAACCAATAAATCAATCTTAAAATATATGAAAAGAATACTTACAGTCAGTTTAGTAACGTTTATTGTTGGTGGAGTAATAGGTTATTACCTTTATTCAGTAAACACACGACCTGATACAATTACACCAAGGCAACATCAAACACAATCATCACATAATAATAAGACGGCTCGGCAAATAGTTACCGACTATGCTAAGAACCATTATGACCATATTAGTTCAATAGATATTGATTTATTAACTGATGGAAATTATCAGGTCAAAATCTATGTGGATTCGGGTTATCAGAATATGGGTTACAGCACCTACACTTACACCGTTGGAGTAAATGAAAATGCTCAAGAAATAACTTCATGGGAACTTACATCAAGTGATTGATAGAGACGCTTGACTTATTCTAAATCCGTGTTAAACTCATAACGATTGAAACAAAAAAACAATTATGAAAACTGTATATCTACGAAGTAAAGATGGTAGCCCCCGTGAACTCATGTTGGTGACTTCTGCCGGTCAAGTAATGACCGTTGCTCGTGACAACCCAAATTGGAAAAAAATCGAAGCAGCCGTTACATTGGGCGACGAACAAACCCTTATCAAATTGATTTCCATCAAGGAATCCATTCGCTCTTTCGGTGATGGTGTCAAGGGTCGTGGTGACATTACCATTAAAAATGATACCATTTTTTATCGTGGTGAAAAACTCTTCGGCGAAGACGTGAACCGCATCATTTCCTACCTCAAGGATGGTCTTCCGCAGGAAAGCATGATTCGTTTTCTTGAAGCGAAACTCCTTAATCCTTCGCCTGAATCCGTCGCGTCTCTCTATTTGTTTTTGGAAAACCGGGGTATGCCCTTGACTGATAACGGAACGGTATTGGGCTACAAGGGCGTTGAAAGCGACTTCTATTCCAAAAATACCGGCGAGGAACCTTTGATTGAAGGCATTCGTGATGACCGTGGCAAAATCCGCAATCAAATCGGTGACGTGGTTTGGATGGACAGGCGTTATGTTTGTGCCGACAACTCACAGGCTTGTGCAGGTGGTCTTCACATCGGTTCAAAGGATTATGCTACAGGTTGGGCAGACAGTAACGGACATGTGATGGTGGTTGAATTTTCGCCGGAGCACGTTGTTTCTGTTCCTACTTCCGAGCACGAAAAACTCCGCGTTCACAAATATCGTGTTGTGGGTGAATTGAGCGGTGTTCTCGGTGATACTTATAACAGTGACTATGTTCGCCCGGAGAACGCTCCCAACCCCGACGAAACCGCCGTGGTTGAAGATGAAGTTGAACGTTACAACATCAGCGATTGGTCACGAGGCCAAACGAAAGGTATCAAGGATGGCAGAAGTCATCAAAAGCGTTTGTTCTATGAATGTGACAAGGGACGCACGTTCAAGAAATACTCAAAGGAATGGGTAGATGGTTACTTGGCAGGCTACCGAACCGGCCGTGAAAAGTAACAGTTAAAGTTTCCTCCCACAAAACTGGCGGCGTCAATTAGCGTTCCCGCTGCCAACGGAAAAGGCAAGGGGGTTCCCGTTTCGGGTGGGAACCCTCAAACCTTTGTACACTTATGATAAATACCCCAAATATTAAAGAAAAAGAACTTTTAAAGCCTATCATAAGAAGCGGAAAAATTTATCTGATAACAAATCTGATAAATAATAAAAAATATGTAGGAGTTACCACTAAAACATTAAAAAGACGTTGGCGACAACATGTGCGACAATCTAAAAAACCTATAAAACTTGTCATCCATCAGGCAATAAAGAAACATGGAAAATCTAATTTCAAAATAGAATTGATTGAAGAATTACAAAATATAACCGAAGATGAATTACTAATTAAAGAATCATACTATATTGATAAATATAATACTTGGATTGACAATGGGTGTGGGTATAATATGGAAAAATATGGTGGAGGAAAATTCTTTTATAGTGATGAAACTAAAAAGAAGATGTCAGAATTAAAGGGTGACAAAAACCATAATGCCGATTTATCTATAAGAACGTTCAAAAATTTAAAAACAAACGAAGAATTTTGCGGAAACCGACACGCATTCAGAAGAAAATATAATCTTAAACAACAAGGAGTTGATAACGTCATTTCCGGCTGGAAGAAATCTCTAAAAGGATGGATTTTAGTTGAAGCTTGACTTATTCTAAAACCGTGGTATCATTTTAACATGACATATCGAATTACAACAGACGGGGTGAAGTTTAGAATTGAAGCCCAAGTAACTGCTTACAAGTTTAATATATGTCACGAATGGCAACCTGTTTAATTATGGACAATCCTTTTGTCAAAGCATTGAAAAAAGTTCTGGAAGGGTGTGACGGCGGTGATATTTTCATTTTTGTCGTTCTTCTTGTTGTATTCCCTCCACTTCCCTTAATTTGGCTCGCGGTAAGAATCATCCAAGAAATGGAGTAGTAAATATGTTAAGAAAATTGTGGGTTCGGCTTTTTGGTGGTTGCCTCCATGAATGGACGCCTTGGAAAGAGAATTTTAGCGGTTCTTCTTTTCAAAGGCGAAAGTGTTTATTGTGTGGTAAGACCCAAGAAAAATGGATAGACTAATCTTGAAACAATGTTAAAGAAAATTACATTTATCAAAGACCATCGTTGCTTTAAGAAGGGTGACGTTTTTGATTTTGAACCACTGACTCTTCTGGTTGGCGACCAAGGATGCGGCAAATCAACCATTCTAAATCTTCTAGCAATCGCTGGTTCACCTTCGCAACAGGAAGTCATAAAAATTGAGGCTGGCAACATTGCTACAAGGTGGTTTGATTATGAAAAGCACAATCTTCGGATGAAAAGCTACGTTGAAAAGCCGGAAGATGTTGTTTTCCGTTGGGGTTCTCACGGTGAATTTGTTACAAAATTGAATGAAACAATTGTGGAACAAAAGAAAGTCTGTTGGTTACAAGACGAACCTGATAGTGCATTGTCCATCCGTTCTTGTGTCAAACTGGCGGAATGTTTCAAGACAGCTTTGAAAAACAAATGTCAAATTATTGCGGCAATTCATTCTCCAATTGTGATGTCTCAATTTAACAAGGTATTGTCGTTGGAACATAGGAAATGGATGAAGCCACAAGAATTTATTGACACTCACACGAAATGATTATGAATGACGCATGTTTTTTATCTACAAATTGGGTAGCTATAACAGCAATGATTATTGCCTTTATGGCTTTTCTTGTGGCTTTGGGAACATTTGTATTACTATTTTTCAACAGAGAAGTAGTAAAGAATAATTTATTGTTGAAACAAGATTTGTTTATTATTATAGACGCATTAAATTATTGGAATGATAAAATTACAGACCCTAGAATTATGGAAGCAAAATTTTTCACCATTCATCAAAATAATTACGTTCCCCTTCTATCACCAATTTTGTATAAAAGCGTTAAAAATTTGTATGAGAATCACATTAAACCGTTTGTGATGGATACCGCTGAGTTAGTTGAAGTTACTACCACTCAAGGCACAGCTATTTTTAATCCCAGAGAACAAACGGTTCTTTCTAATACACGACCCGATATTATTGCCGGCAAACTTGTAACAGTGAAATTTACAAAAGAAAATGCGGTGAAACACGTAACAATTCTTCATGAAATCAACAAAATTTTATTGGAAATAGAATTTGAGAATAAAATTTACAACAGAATATTTTCCATCATTAAATTTACCTTTAGACCGTTCAAATCATTAAAGAAATTTTGGACTGGTTCCTATTTGTAAAATAAAATTCTCAAAAAATTTGTTTAAAAAGTGACGGAAAACAGTTTTGTCTTTATACTTATCAGTATGGAGACAAAAATATGTAAAATAAAAAATTGTGGTAGAAAAACTGTAGGGCAAGGATTATGTAACACCCATTACATGCGAAAAAGGAAACATGGGTCAACCGATAAACCCAAATGTAGGGGAGAAAAATTATTAGAAAGAGGAATGTCCTATTGTGCGAAGTGTAAAAAGGAAAAACCTATTTGTGAGTTTTCTAAAGACAAATATAGACGAATAAATGGAGTATCAGTCTATTGTAAAAAATGTGCTTCAAAAATCAATAAATTAGATTACAAACTTCACGAAGAAAGATTTAGAAACAATGACTTAAAAAAGAAATTTGGAATATCTTTAAGTAAATATAACGACTTACTAAATCTCCAAAATGGGGTATGTGCCATCTGTGGTAAATTAAATGAATATAACAGAAGATTATCAGTTGACCACAATCACAAAACAAACGAAGTAAGAGGTATTTTATGTGATTTATGTAACAGAGGATTAGGAGTATTTAAAGATGACCCCATGATTCTTAGCAAGGCCATAAAGTATTTGGAATCGCCGCCTGTCAATAAAATGAGTAGGCTTGACAAAATATAATAAACTGATATACTTACGCTATGAAAAAACTATTGAAAGTGATAGGAGTAACTATTGCCGTGCTTGTTGTATCTGTTTCCATCGTAGGATTGACTGTTGGTTTGGGTATGACGTATGATAAACATCAAGTTAAGGTAAAAACGCAGCAAGTTGAAAACAAACGCCTTGAATCTGCCCACGAAAGGGAACTGGAAGGACAAATTGCTGAATTAAAAGAAAGAATCCGTCTTGAAGAAGCTGATTTTGATGAAGCTGTCAAATTATACACCAACCACATGACAGAAATGGCCAATCAGTATCAAACTAACATTGCCAACTTACAAGCCCGAATCAATAATTCACAAGTTATGCCACAACAACCTATTCAAGTTGAAATCGTGCCAAGTGCTGCTGAGGAAAGATGGAACAGATATAATAGAGGAAATCCATATCGAGCAGTTGGTGGTATGTTTTAACTAATCTCTATGGTAAAATTTGAGGTTATAGTTCCGCCTGAAATCGCTGTCATGTTTCAAGACAGAGTGGTATGTGACGTTTGCGAATATCACATTACTGACCCACTCTTAGGGAAGATGGCTTCGTGGCGTGGTTCTGTCAAGGATGAATACTTTTCAATTTTGTTTGTCAAAGGCGTTCTTACTGTGTCATTGGTGGAAAGAGAATGTCAATTGGGCCACGAAGCAATAAACTATGCCATGTCTGAACTTTTGGTTAAGGCGTTAAAGGAAAACAAAGAAGACGTTTTGAAAACGGATTCAACTCTTGACTATTTTGCCAAACAAGGTCCAAAAGAACAGGAAATAGTTCACTTTATTGACGTAATGGTGATACTCAACTGGCGGTATGCTGAATGGGCAAAAATCTACTACGATTTGTTGATGGGTTAATTAAACAAATGGACTACGAAATTTTAATAAAAGAAGCAATGGAAGCTTTTATGCCGTGGAAGGTAGAAATCATCCGTTGTGCGAAACGTTACATTGAAACCAACGACGCAGTAAGAAAAAACCCGTGTGGTTGGCAATCTTTTCATCGTGACCCAAAAATCTATCCTGAGTGGGCAGAATACTACAAGTTAAGTGAGGAATATCACAAAGCTTATTCTGATTTGTGGATGGCAACCGATGTTGAATACGGTGACGATGAAATTGCCAACGCTGCATGGGAGTGGAGATATTGGAAAATAATGGCAAGAAAATGCTGTTGGTATCAAAAATCCATATTCACAGACTACATGGCAGGCAAAACCATGAGTCGTTTGCAAGATGCAGAAACAAAACTCATGGAAGTTTGTGGTTTGTTGGAATTATACAAACCATCATGTTATTACATTGAACAGGCTTTTCCAAATCTAAAAAAGAAGGAATAATTATGGGTGTTAAATACATTTTGGAAGACCGTAAATGTCCTGTTTGTGGAAACGTGCCTATAAGTGACTGCAATCAGCCTGACATTTGCAATGGATGTGCGGCAAAGGGATATATCAGAAATCCCAAAGGTCCAAAGGGGTTTCTTGATTTTTTATTCCGATGGAAACCCTTCATAAAAGTCAAATAAAATGGGGCTTGACTTTTCATAAAAGCTTGGTAAACTTTCACAATGAAAGTTGGCGACAAAGTAAAACCCGCTTCTCGGGCAGACGCTTTTGCCATTGGTTGTGGTTTTGTCAAACCTGTAACGGTTGACACAGAATTTGAAGTGTTGATTGTTGTAAAAAACGCGGTGACTTATGAATGTGGATTGAAATACCCGGCTACGGGCAAAAAACAGGCAAGCGGTTTAATTATCAAACATTCTGATGATATTTTCCACTATCCCTACGTATGGGATTTCAAAAGATTTATCCACGCTTGACTTTCTGTAAAACGATGGTAAACTCCTTTCGTTATGAACGCTATTGAAATTCTAGTTGCCAAAACGGCTCTCAAAAAAATGGTTGAACAAGGCTACTTTTGTATCTGCACAATAGACAAAGTGCTAAAAATATCAGGCGGAATACCCGACCCCAGAGACTATCAAATGTTAAGCGCTCTCCATTGTGTTCACTACAAAGACATGCCTCCAACATTGTTAAGAGAATTACCAAACATCATCAAACGTGTGGTGGAATCGCCAACCTATCAATTTTACATTGACATATCACCAAGTAATGACACGTTAGCATTGACGTGTCACGAATAGTAATGGTTTCTTTTTTCCAATTTATTTGTCTTTTGTATTTTTCCTACGTGATTTACTGTTGGTTGTCCAACCTTTATTGGGAAGCCTACTTATTCTTTATGTTTAAGATTTATTGGCCCTACAAGTTGAGGGAATTGGACAAAATCGCCGAAGAATTAAGAAAAGAGGGAAAAAGAATCCTACCATAAAATACAGCGCTTGACTTTTTTACAAACACCGATAAACTATAACACTATGAAAAAAATACTGATTGTATCAACATTCGCAGCTCTGTTTGCGTTGGCGACTTCCGCTTTCGCCACTGACACCAACACCCCGGCAACAAACGCTCCCCAGTCAATACTGAATCAAGTAAAGGCTGACGTAAAAGCTGCGGGTGGCCCGACCAATCTCAATGAAGTGGTTATTGGAATTCTCCAAGGCGTTAAAACTTGTAGTGGTGAAGTCTATGATGCATCCAAAACCGCTATCATTCAATCCGTTGACTTTGCCAAGGAACAGGCGCCTCTGGTTGTCAAGGAATTTCTTCGCTGGAAGATGGCGGAGGCAGTCATTTACGCGGTTATTTGGAGTATTCCGGCGTTGACTCTCTTTTGGTTTGCCAGAAAGGCCCGTATTCTGGCGAAATCAGATAAAATTCCTGAAAGTTCCCCGCGTGGAACTGACAAATGGGATTTAGCCGCATGGAAATGGGTGCTTCGTGTCGTCGGCCTAGTTTTGATAATGATTAATATTTCAATAAATGGTATGACCATCACCAAAATTGCCATCGCTCCCCGTGTATTCCTGATTGAATACGTGGTTGACACCATTCACACGATGCACAATAGTAACTAAAAGCCTTGACTTGTAATGATGAAAGCAATACGTTCAATTAATTTGTGGTATGACAGGCTGAAAGAACCTTATAGGTTCTTTTTATTTCTATCGCTCGTCATTGGATTTATCGGCGCCTCCGTTCATTTTGGGATGGTGGCGTTGATTCTATCCATGCTAATTCTTTTCGCGTTCCGCTTTCCTTACCTTTTACATTTATGAAATGTTTTTTCTTTGGACACAAATTTGGAAAAGTCGAGAACGGTTATCAATACTGTTCTGTATGTGGGTTAGCTTCCATTCCAGCAATTCAACCGGCCCCGCATCCGTGTGCGGCAGGCCATATTTGGGTGGAAGATAACAGATTGGGATATACGGGCTACTACAATACGTTAGGAGGCGGCGTTGATTGGAGAGACGTAAAAGTTGCCTACCGTTGCAAAAATTGTGGTGAAACAAAATCCGAATGGCTTTTCGGTCATTGACCTACCGCTTGACTTTTTATACGGTTGTGGTAAACTGTTTCTGTTATGAACGCTACAGATACCGAACCAAAACCTACACAATTGATACTTTATTACGGTAGCGGCGATGATTCTTCTTTCATCCGCGAACGTTTGACAAATATTCCTCGAATAATTCAAGCGAGTGGCTACAAATTTCAATATGAAATGCCTGTCGTAGTCGTTGAACTGACCCCACCGAAAAAAGAAACCTATCTAAATTGGCGCGGCAAAGAACGTGAACGTGAAGTTTACGAGCAATGTAGTTACTGTTTTCTTTTACGATTTTCAAAAGAACTTACAGAAGAAGAATTGACGTTCTGGCGAATTTTCAAACTTGGTTATTTGACAAGGGAATTGTCGCCAAGAGCCATTCGCGTCCATCCAACGGATGAAGTAAAATGAGTTGTATTTGTCCAATAATAGGTTACGTAGCAGTCAGTCCTTCCAACAGAATTGTCAAAGTAAAGATTGAAAGGTGTTGCAGTCTGGAAATGTGTGAACAGCCGTATGTTTCTGGTTATCCGTATATTGTAGTTTCTCTTGAAAAAGGTGTAAGAATTGACGAACATCCGCTAGCTGGACATTCAGGGAATACAATTTATCTTGCCGACCCTTCGCTCATTACTCTTTACAAATCACGAGCGGAAGGAGAAAAAGCTGAATTGGAAAAACTTCATACTCAACACCTTACTGAAAAACGTGAACTTCGGAAGCAAGAAAAACGTGTGAAGTTAGCAAATAAACGGATTGGCGAATACAAAAAGTTTAAGCAAATTCAAACGGTATATGAGTGAACATTTAAAAGAATGGTTTCATAATATTAATCCCAATGTTTACAGAGCTATTGAACGGAATTACCGTTGTCCCAAATGCGGGCCTTTTGCCGTCATTCACACGTCTTACGATGTTATCAATAAAGTTTGTGGGTGGTGTGGCAGCAAAGTCAAATTAACTGGAGAAATGACGGTGGTTGTTTGCCCTAAAGCCAAGGACAAAAATGATAAAAAATATCATGAAAAATCCTTTAATAAATAACGGAAAAGGTTCAAGGCCACGACCTGTAAAGGGTGACATATACCGTGAACGGTTTGAACAAATTTTTGGAAAAAAGGAGGAAAAAAAGACCGTTGAAATAAGCAACGAAAAAACCTTATGTCCTCACTGTGCTACGGTAAATTTAGTTCAAGAATCTGTTTGGCTTTCAAGGTGTCGGAAATGTGGTTATGAAAAATTATAATTGATGCTTGACATTTTATACAATCGTGGTAAACTTCCATTATGTATATTCAAAAACTGAAAGCATTTACGTTGATTGAGCTGATGGTGGTTATTGCCATCATTTCCATTCTTGCTGCCCTTCTCCTTCCCATTCTCAGCGCGGCAAAAAGACAATCTCAACATCAAGGATACCAACCTCGTATAACATTTAGCGTTGGCGATACAGTGGTCATAAGTGGTATCAATTCAACCGGCGTGGTCAATTATGTGGAATTTGGTGGGCGGCGTTTGGATGTCATTGTCAGGAATGACAATGGGGGTGTTACAAAACTAACCGATGTCAATCCTTTTATTGTGAGAAAAGTTTACCAATAACAATATGTTTAATTTTTTCAGACGCAAGAAAAAGGCGGTAAATTCGCCCGCGGCCATCAATCTTGGTTGTGTCGCCCGTCATGTTCTGGCAGACCTTGATACCAAGAACGCCGACAAGTGGAAAATACACCTTGGCGCAGGCGAATACTATGACGAAGCATGGTTTATTGAAAAAGGTTATGCTCTACACATTGCATTCAATTTTGATGAAGGAGCAAGTTTACCCACACACTCAATATCTTTTTCGGGGGTAGAGTCGTTTTCTTTTACGCCGAAAGAATCGGAAGAAATTTACAGAAAATTCAACGAACTAATTAAATTTAATGATGCTCTTGAAAGACAGAAAGCATTGGATAAGGACAAAGAAACCATGAAAAAGTGGTTTCCCGATTGCTTCAAATAATATGAAACAACTGATTGTAACAGACACCAACCCTACAAACTTTGAGAAAAGAGTAAATGAGTTGATTGACCAAGGCTGGAGAGTTGTGCCCCTTTCGTTGCAGACAAACGTTGCCTCAACTTGTTATGATTCTGGTTTTGGTGACAGAATCAGCACAAGTTATGTCTGTTCGGTGGTGATGGAAAAGTGTTAAAACATGAAAGCTTTTCTAATTGTAACCTTTTTCATCGTTCCAACATTGCTAATTTGGATTTTAGCATCGTATGGATGGAACCAACTGGCCGGCGGCAAAAGTAAACTTTGCGGTGCTGGTAGTGGAATTGTCATGGTTATTGGTTACACTTGTTTTTACAAAACCATGATTGGAATAAGAAAAGAACGTGGTGACAAGGAATTATGATTTTATTGGAATTTCTATTTATTGGTGTATTGGGAATGGGCGGTGGTTTTCTGTCTGGCTATTTTGTTGGTCTGTCAAAAGGTATGGGAATACCCAAAACACCTAAAGAACCTAAAGCAGTGGATTATTCCAATGTAATTGAAGTGGGTGACGCCATTGGTTTCATGTATGCAAGTAACTGCTACCATGAAGGTGTTGTAGAAGTAGTTTTAGATAATCGTGGAAATGGTTTGTGTGAGGACGGAGATACAAAATATGTAGTAAAAATTACTCGTGACGAGTCTCCCCGTTACTTTAGTAATTGGATTGGCAAATCTGTGACGGTTGATATGAAATATCGTCAATGGACAATGATTAAGAAAAATTCCAAACGTAAACCACTTTCTACGGTGATTCAACAGCTAGATAGTGAATTGAATAAATAATGAAGTCTTTAGCACAACGTTTGAAAGAAAAAGAGGCAAAAGAAGCCAAGGCAAGACTGAAACGTTCTGACCGCATAAAGTCGTTTAGCTTAAAATTTCCTTGGTGTGGTTTCCCTTCCATTGTTACAGAGGGTGATTCCCTTTACATAAAGAAAAGGGCAAAGAGGGTGGTTGACTTGATACAGGCACGCGTTGCGTGGCAATTTTTTCAAGCAATGAGGGATTACATTTTTGAAATAGAAGAAACACGAAAAAAACACGATGCAGAAAGAGAAGCTCGATGGGCGGCAACAGCAACTCCAATTGTAGTATCTATGTCATCGGTTGCCCCAGCAACGCCACCCCAACCTTCACCAACGGTTGAATCTGTTGCCACAACTCCACCGGCGCAACGTCTTGAGTCGCCGGGCGTCTCTGTAAGGGAAATAGACAACACAACAACAGCCGCCCAAGCTAGAGAGGCGATACCAGCCCCACTGCCTGTTGTGCCTGAAATAACGGAAGAAGACCTTATGGCGGTGATAGAGGAATGTGCAGAAGAAACAGAATCATAAAATTATGAACGGTAATTATTACAGTAAATGGATACAAAAAACGACATTCAAATATCCACAATTCATGCGGGTAGGTTCGCTTGTCATGTGGACTCTTAACCTTGGTTTATGGTCGGGCTTGCTTTTTGTTCATCCTTCCATTTCAGCATTCATTTTCTTTCCCTTGTCATTGTTTGGAGTTTATTACTGGGGAAGACTGACGTTATCAAAGTGGTTCTATGATAGAACTATTGACAATTATTGTGACAAAGATTAAAAAATATGCCATTTGTTCAACTTCAAGGAACAATAATTGTCAATAAAGACGATAATAAACGTATGCCCATATACGCCATCAACCTCAATGAAAGCAAGGAAGAAACCATAAGAGTTCTCCAACTTTTATTTGCTCACGGTTATGTCTTTGAAGCAAGAGACAGAATCAGAGACGTAAATATATTTTTGGAAAAATACAACTTGAAGTATAAAACAAAATTCTGTGATTGGTATTGGCTTCTTTTAAACAAAGATCCTGAATGTAAAATGGTGGTGAGTGCTTATTCGTGTATGCCGTCTTATGCGGTTGAGATAACGGTTGAGGATTTCTTAAAACTTCAACATCCTTGTGCTACACCTGAATTTTAAAAATGAAACTCCGCCGCCACGAAAACAATGTATTAGCTTGGAGGGGTGACGCAGCGCTTCTATATGTCGCTCGGTTGGTATTGACTGAAATATATCCAACAGACATGCCCATCAAACTACTGATGGAACGGCAGGAAAGAGTTGTTTCCAACGATTCATTGAACGCTTACTGCAAACGCCTCAATTTGACTCACGGTTGTAATGTCATGGAAATAAAAATTGGTGAAATGGTCATTGGTAATCAGTTGGAAGAAGCAAAGAATGTGGTAAGAAACATTCTTCAAAATGACAAAGTAATCAAAAGAATGGATACGGAACAACTTGACAATGTTGATGGCAAAATTCAACTGAAAGAGACATTCATAAAGAATTACTTATACCACGAAAAAATCAGAACAGAGAAAACACGAATCTTTAACAAATTGCACAAGTCAACATTGATTCATCCGATTGTTAAAAGATGCGGCAGTCTCATGCCATACTTGAACAAATTTGTAAATTTTCTGCTGGTGGTCAAGTATAAACTTATTCCTGTTTCTTAAAGGCGTCAACAATCTTTTTGATAATGTTTTCCCAGTTCCCTTCGGCGACCCTGTGAGTGACCTTTGCCGCACTAAGTGTAATTGTGATATGAACAATGGTTGGCGGTAAATCGTTTAATTTCTTGTCATAAATGGACATCCCAGCCCACATCAAACAAACGGTGGTTATCCACATCAAAAGAACAAGACGCATAACAGAAAGTTTGTTATTGGCCTCCCTGAATATTGAAGACAACCCGTATTTCCTTTTCATAAACAATAAATAGGAATGAGTGGTGCCGACACGCTTGACTTTTTATTGGAACGTGATATATTGTCAATATGATTGCTCATTCTTTATTCATGGTGCTTGTGGTAGGAGCTATTTACTTCCTGCCAAGCATAATTGCTCTCTGTAACGACCACAAACAATTCACGGTGATATTTGCCATCAACTTTCTGACGGGTTGGACAGGCGTTGGATGGTTGATTACGCTTCTGTGGGCACTTCTAAAATAAGTGTGGATGTATATGAATAAGGAACAACGTAAGTTATGAACGCTGCAAACACTCCTTTGTTTACTCCAAAGTTCAAGATAAATGACGTGGTTACGTTTGATGGCTCACCAAGAAATCAAATTGTCATTGCCAGAGTCAGTTACATTATCTATGACAAGTCGCTCCAAGAATTTATCTATGAACTGGAAGGCTGGTCACATAACTTTGAAGAAAAAGACCTGACACTTTTCAACGGTTCCATTGAAGGTTAAATGAAGAACATACTTGAAATTATCCTGATTATCGTAGGAATGCTTGCAGGTATTTTTATGATTATTTGGGTATAGTAGGTATCGTGAAAATATTCACTGCTTGCTGGCCGGTTCTTTTGATTTTTCCTGTTGCCTTTATCTGTATTGCTTTTGGTTGTTTTGTCATTTGGGCTTCGGTGGATTGGGTAAAGAATTTGTGACCCCATATACGGAGAGGGGAGAGTACCCCCGCGTTTGTATAATTATTGACGTATGCCAAGCCCCTATACGGCGGGGTGGGTACCCCCAGCGCTAATTGTTTTGGGACCACCCTCTACGGGCTTTAACGATAACTACTGTGTTGGCAATAAAGAAATGTTCCAAGTTGCTAGTGCTAAGAGCCAGACATAATGCGCATAATACTTAAAACATTGTAAAAATCTGGCTCTTAACTTTGAGTATTACCATAAATATTTGTAGAAATGTCGTTCACGCTTAAGAGCCGGGCTTGGTTCGCCCAGCAAGGTTATATCATGGTGTACTCAGTAATAGGGCTTGCTTTGTACTTTAAATTAGTGTACAATTATTAATATATTAAGTACTCTAAAAGTTCAGCAGTGTACACTGCTTTAAGTACTACCATGATCGCCCAAAAATTATTTTAATTCATCTTTTCAGGCTCTTGAAACTTTCAGCGCAAAGCGCAATGTTATAAAAAATTGAGGGTATTCTATTAAAAATAATTTTCAGGGAAAAGCGCGCTTTTGGCATTTCTATTTTTGATAAAAAGTGAGTCGAGCGGTAGTTATCGTTAAAGTTTGGTAATGCCGAAGAAACGCTGCGTAAACCCTTGCCAGTGAATTATTTATAGAAAACAATAAGAATTAATTGTGAAATGTTTGTATAAATGCCACCACGCATACAGGTATGCATTACGAATGATAATACAGCGAAGAATTTTTTCGATCTGCCGGTCCCCTACGCTCGCCGTCGTTCCGGCGCTTCGGCCTTTATTTGTGTCGGCCCGTAACTTGGTTAAATTCTGATGTGAGTCTATCAAACTTTTTATATTTGTCAAGCGTTGCTACCAATTGACACAGATTAGTAAGTGTGGTAAACTATTGGAATGAGTAAGCGAAACGAATATCAAAAAACGTGGATGAGGAAACAAACAGAAAACGGTTTATGTATTTTCTGTCGAAATCCTAAATTACCTAATTCGCATGTATGTGAACGTCATTACTTTTTAAGCGTTGCTACTTCACTTAAAAATCGTAATTTGGCTTCTGGATTAGACCTTTTATGGCAATTACAGAAAGGTAAGTGTTATCTTACCGGCCGCAAATTGATTATGGGTGTCAACGCGAGTATTGACCACGTTATCCCTAAATCCAAAAATGGAAAAGTAGATTCTCTTGAAAATGTAAGATGGTGTGATAAGGGCGTCAACTGGCTAAAAAGCGGTCATACAATAGATGAACTTATCCAATTATGTAAAGAAGTTATTGATTACCAACCGCATACACAAAAACACTTGGATGCATTAAGAGCAATTACATCAGAGTAATGCGGTATGCGCCATAAAAGGCAATAGGATTCGGGAATTAGGGGATCTCCGGTGTGATTGTAGTATAACATGCTTCTATAAAAAGTCAAGCCCTTCAAAAGTTCTTACTGGGATCATGCTGTTTTCCCACTCAGTAAAAGCGTAGGTTTCCAGTAAGAAGTCAACCGCTTGACATTTCAGAGAATTTTGATAAGTTGACAACCGTGCTGAAATTGTTAAAGAATTTGAAGGAAAAGCGCAAGCAGGCAAAGAGGCGTCGAATTGAGGCTAAATTTGAAGAACTGTATGCGAAGGCTGAAAAGATACTTGCTAAGTATCAACCGTGTGCAATTTCAGTGGTTAAGGGCAAGGTTTATTGTGTTGATTGTTTTGCCAATAGACCGAAAAACATTTTTTGTGAACCGCCAGCAAAACCAAACGTATTGTGTTGTGGTGGTTGCAGTTATCACAGCGACAAAGGATGCACTGCAGAAAAGCCTTTGACTTGTAAATTGTGGTTATGTCTCACCGCAATCTGCAAGTTTCCGAAATGTCATAAAGCATTGAGAAAATTACGGATTGAAGCCAACGATTGGGGATTTTACTGTTTTCGTGGTAACAAGCAAGACAGTTTGAAGGTTGCGTATGTGGCGAATGAATGTAATTGACCCGGCACGCCTGAAGAAACCCGCCAAAGCGCCACGTAAATCGCTTTGGCGCAAATTCTTGGACTGGTTGGGTTATTGGTGGTAAGCTTTCATTTTGTGACGCTTGACAATATAAAAACTTCTGTTAGATTACAGTCGTTATGAACAAAACAAACTTAATTCTTCACTGTGGCGCTCGACATATTGAACGCCAGCAACTAGCACTCATTCCTTGCCCACCGGCAACGGAAACATGGCACCCAGTTCCACACATTCGGCTGGTGCAAGAAGTTGAACGAGCATTGTCAGCATCGGGTATGATGATTGTCAATGAATCTTACGGGGTGACGGAAGACAACGCCCGGATGTTCGGGCTGCTTCAGGTCGCCAATTGTCAGGAAACCGTGGATTATGCTTATGTTATCGGTATTCGGGGCTCCCTTAACAAGTCATTGTCACGGGGTTTGGCTGTGGGCAGCTCGGTTTTTGTGTGTGACAATTTGGCTTTCAGTTCTGAAATCGTGTTTCACCGCAAGCAAACCGTTTACATTGAACGGGATTTGCCGAAAATGGTTGACACCGCAATTGGCTTGCTTGGTCAACGTTGGAATGACCAGAACAAGCGAATTGAAGCTTACAAACACACGGCCATTGGTTTGGCGGACGCTGACCACCTGTTGGCGGAAATTGCCGGCGACGTGTTTCCGTGGCAGCGGTTTGAGGAAATCCGCAATGAATTCAAGGCTCCCCGTCATCCTGAATTTCAAAAGGAAACGCTGTGGTCCCTGTTCAACGCGGTAACTGAAATGCTCAAACCAAAAGCCGATTCCAAGGCGAGCGGTTTGTGGACGATGCCGGCACGCACCGGACGCCTTCACAAGGTTTGTGATGATTTTGCTGGCTTGGTAATTGACACTACCACAGTCACAAGTCAGGAAGTCACCGTGGCGGTTGCTGTGGAACCTGCTGAACCTGCTGTCGCACCGGCAATTCCGGGGCCCGAAGCGGCTCATTCTGGTTCATTGGAATAATTCAAACAAGCCCTTGGGCGAAAGCTCAAGGGCTTGACTTTTTATAATTTCCTGATAACATCAGAACAAATGGGGGATGGAAGTTGCGAGAAAGCCGGCGGTTGCAGACAGCCGTTACTGAAAAGAGACGGTTGACTTCAGCCGCCGGAATTCTTTTGTTTTATAATTATTTAACGATAAAGGAATCAACGCAGGCTCCGGTCCCCTACTCTCTGGAGGTTTATCTCCACAACGGTAATAGTCTAACAAAGTTTTTATAGAAGTCAAGCCTTTGGGGTAAACATGTCCTTGACCTGCTTGACACAGGACAAACAGAATTCAAGTTGATTTTTGACAAATTCAGCTGGATAACCTTGTGACTGATACTTTGCCACCATTTGAATTCGTGCAGTGGTTTCACCGTGCTTGAATGGTGTTCCACATTTTGAACATTTGCCGTAATCGCTCATGACACTAATTTATCAAATGTTTGTAGAAAGTCAAGCCCTGTTATTTCAAGTAATATTCGCGTCCGCCCAATGGTTGCAGTTGAGTGATTGGAACATCCAAGGTGGTTCCACGACCTGTGCGCCACCAACAGATGGCAATGATGCAGACCATTGGAACGGGAGCGTTGTTTCGGCAGACTTCTGCATATCGCCTACCATTGTAGAGCCAAATGGCTCCCTGATATTCCAAGGGAGATTGGTTGTTTGTTTGGTCGCCCATAAAAAGTGGTGGACGGTACGGGAATCGAACCCGCCAACGCAATGGCTCTACCAATGAGCTAACCGCCCATGATTATTATCAGGAACACTGACAAGTGCCGTAAGGAACACAACAAGTTTTTGTCCAGCAGTTACACGTCCAACACCATTTCTTTTCACCGCCGCAGTCTTCGCATCTGGCGTACCTGCCTTCCAAATGGTTTCGGTTGTTTCGTTCCCGTTTGCGTTGTTTCCTTTTCTCTTGTCGTGTTGTCATTCGGAATCATTGAACCCGATTTGAAACGCTTCAGGCTTGTCACTGTCAGTAGTCATAACAGGCACAAAGTCTATGGCTTCATGGGTTTCCTGATTGGCGTAGTCACGAAGCTGAACGGGCTTCATCCGGTCTTCCGGTGACATTTCGTAAAGTTTTTCCAAAAGGTCTTGGTATGTTAGTGTCATGTGGCTAATTTATCAAAGGTTTCACAAATGTCAAGCGTTGAAAATGAAACAGGCGTCAGCTTTCGCCGACGCCCATTCCATTCGATGATTGATTAAATTACGCTACCGAATGAGTCTTTGGGGTCCATCTTTCAACCAACTTTTCGTAGGCTTCCCGTTCGGTTTTAGCGTGGCCAAATGGAGCTTCATTCGGTCCACAGACATCCGGGCCTTGAGGGCACCATACCATTACGCCGGTTGCGTCGTCAATGGCTCGTAATGGATTTCCACACATGGGACACTTTTCAGCAAGGATGCGAGAATCCTTGATAATGTCATTGTTGGCCGGTTTAACTTCCGGTGCCGGTTCAACCCGAACCACTTCCACGGTAACGGTTTCGGGAGCTTGCTCAATGGGAGCTGCGGCCGGGGTCGCTTCGGGCAATTTGGCCGGTTCAGCGATAACAGGTTCGGCAACAATGGGTTCGGGTGCTTTTGGAGCTTCAACCACGGGTGTCGGCTGAGCTGCGGGAACAACAACGGCTTCGGTAGGAACAACTGGGGCCGGTGAAGTTACGGGAGCCGGAGCGGTTGCTGCGGGTGCCGGTGCAACTGCGGCCACAGGAACAGGTTGGGTCGGGTTGGGATTCAATTTCCACAGTTTTGAGGGTTTACCTTTGCCGGCGGATGGCCGTGTTCCGGCAGAGACGATAGTGCCATCTTTGATGGCTGCTTGATACCGTGTCCAGACTTGCTGGTTGGTTTTACCATTTAACTTGGCAAGTTCAGTATGAGTGAACTCACCACTTGGGAATTTCAATGTTTCAATCATGGTGAAAGTTTACCACAGTAATATAAAATGTCAAGCGTTAGTGGGCACAATGGATATTTGTTAATTACCGTTAAAGTTGATTTTCCCAATACTATTGATTTTTTAATGAGGCTTGACTTCTTATAGAAAAGGTGTAAAATGTTCTCACAATTGAAATACAAACAAACATAAATTAAACCAAAAACAAACCAAACGTATATGGCAAACAAAACCAAACGCAACAGTTCAAAACGCAGAAGTCTCAAGGGCAAATGGGGTCACATCGGCGCGCCTCCGAAAAACACCCGTTGGCCGAAACGTCCGTTCACTATGGCCACGCTGTTCGCCCGCAACAGTCACCAGTGCGAACTCTCCCTTCGCAACAAGGTTGAGGCCGGTGTCAATGATGGTTCCATCTTGGAGCTCAAGGCCAAGAAACAGCCGCACGGCAACGTTGGTCGTCCGAAATCCGTTTTCGTCTTGAAGGCGAATTACGACAAGGCCACGATGGTTTTGGCGGACAAAACCACCAAGACGCCACGCACGCCTCGCAAGGCCAAGGCGACTCCGGCCACTGTCGCAGTGGCTCCGGCCGTTCCCGCAACCGCCCCCGTGGCGGCTTCGCCTGTGACGGCGGCACCTGTCGCATCGGCTGATGCACCGGCCCCTGCTCCGGCGCCCGCGCCTGAAACGACTCCTGTTTCCGCCGCTCCTGCCGCCTCTCCGGCAACCCCTGAGCCGGCTCCCGTCAGTTAAGTGGTTGGAAATCAGAAGGATGGAGTCAGCGAAAGCTGGCTCCATTCTTTTTGCGAAGGCTTGACATTTCTTAAATGTTTGATAAAATACCACCATGAGAACAGTAAATATATCAGCCAAGTGTAGTGACTTGTTTAACGCAAGTCTTACCGTGGATGGAAAACCAATCGGTAACTATGACGGTTACGTTCCCGAATTCATGCCGGGGGAACATTACGGTGATTACGTTACTTTGGAAATTGATATTGATACCGGAAAAATTCTTAATTGGCGAAAACCCACCGCAAGCCAGTTAAAGATATTCCTTCCACCCCGAAGATCATGAAATTACCAGTTCTAATCTTTCCAAGCCGTCAGTTCATTTACACAAGGACAAACAAAACCTTGGTATGTGAAGCATCGGATATGGGAAACCGCCATTTGCAACCAATCTATGATGATGCTTGTGACGTGGGCTTTGCAGTCAAGTCGGAAATCACCAGCAAGGTCGTGACCTACTATATGTCGAACGTGATGAAGGACGCGGAAGGGGAAATCTTGGGATGGGAATACAGGCCAACGGTGGAAAGTATCCATTCGGTCCCTGAATGCACCCATACACGGGCGGTTGTCTTTAACGATTAAAAACTTTATGTATTTCATTACGTCAGTCATAGGTGATGACACGCTGAAGAAAAATTCAGCTTACCGAACAATGCGGTCGAGAACATTCGGCTACGCATTAAATTTACGGACTGCTCGATGTTACGTTAAGGATAACGTTGGTAGTATGCGTGAGTGCTTATATGATTATATCGTTATCGAAAAGATTCGGCCCGGAATTCATTCATTGACAGATAGGGAAGAGTGGTATAAATGGAATGATAAAAAATGGATACCGTGTGACAAGCCTTCGGAATTTCTGGGAATAACGAATTGGGCGTTAGGTTGAACGCTTGACTTTTCACTGTGTTTTGATAACATCCTTGTATGATTTTCAACACCACCGGCCTACTTAAGCCGCAAATCAAACATGCTGAATTTCTTGCTGATGCACTTCAAACACACGGTATTGCCGCAGACTTGAGCGGAACAGGAACGGGCAAAACGTTTGTTGGTTCCGCCATTCTGCGTCATCTGAAACGCAGATTCATAGTTATCTGTCCAAAACTCAACATTCCGAAATGGAAAATGGTGCTTAATCAGTTTGGCTTATCTGCTGAACTGATTATTAATTATGAGAAATTGGCCCGTGGTAACATAAAACAAATTTATCGTTACAAGGTCAAGGGTCAAAAGAATATTCCTTATTTTCTCCGCGGTGAATTCCGAATCCCGAAAGATTGGATTGTGGTTCTGGATGAAAGTCATAGGACCAAAGGAGTTGAATCATTACAAGCCGGAATGTTGTTTGCTCTAAAAATGCAGGGTTATTCTATCCTTTGTCTTTCAGCGACACAGGCAATGACGCCAATGGACATGAGAGCGTTTGGTTTTGCCACCAATCTTCACAAAGGGATGCACTTTGTTGGTGGTAGAGGCCAAAACAATGGAATGAATTTATTCAAACAATTCTGTGAAAGTGCTGGTGCGAAGTATGTTGGACATTGGGGTGCAATGTATTTCGATTCCGAAGACCCTGAATCAGTTACCAAACTTCAATCGGTTCGGGACAATTTGTTCAATGTTCAAAAGATTGCCTCACGGATGAACAGGGCTGACTTTGGTGACATCTTTCCAAAAAATCAGATTGAGGCTACAGCTTATGACATGGGTGAGAATGGAAAGAAAATCGGTTACGTTTATGATGAAATGGAAGCCGAATTGGCACGCCTTGAAGAACGTTGTGAGAATTATGCTCTACACGTTTTAGCCATCATTACAAAGGCTCGGCGACGTGCTGAATTGTTAAAGGTTCCGTCTCTTTGTGAATTGACAGAGGATTTATATGATGAAAATAAATCAGTTTTACTTTTTGTCAATTACGCAGACACAATTGCTTCATTGGTTGAACGACTGTCAAAGAAGTTTGGTGCAGATAAAATTGCACAAATTCATGGCGGTGTAACGACACGTCAAAGATTGGATGACATTGCATCTTTTCAGGTTGACCAGAAGAGAATAACCGTGGCTAATCTTGCTGCTGGTGGTGAATCAATTGACCTGCATGACGTGACGGGTAAACATCCACGAGCCTCATTGATTAATCCATCTTATCGAGCAATTGCAGTATTACAATCAATCGGCCGGCATGATAGAGCTTACGCAAAATCAGATTGTCTTACCAATCTGGTTCTGGCTGATGGAACAATTGAGACTAATGTTGGTCGTAATTTCAATGGTAAACGGGGACACTTGGACATTTTGAATGATGGTGATTTGGTTCCTAATGGACCTGCTTTTAGATTTGTATCTGGAATGAATATCTGATATAGTATTTATTCCACATGGCTAAATACTATTTTCAGAGTTGCTGGGTATGTCATCGTTCGGCTAATGGTGCGGACCAACCAAACATTTGCAACCGATGCACAATGGATGGTTGGGTGCAATCACCTGACCCTGACCCAGAACGTAAGTTTGGCTTCTGGAAAACATTATGGCATATTTGTTTTTACAAACAAGTGCAACGCTTGCCGAAAAAGTAATTTGTGGCTCTATGGTGAAATTGGACATCACACGGCTCTTCTAAAGCTGTATTCCGGGTTCGAATCCCGGTAGGGCTACCATTTTTACGGGCTCTTAGCTCAACCCTTTGATAGAGCAATCGTCTCATAAACGATAGGTTCTCCGGACGAATGCGGAGAGAGCCCACTAATTTCCATGTGTGGATTATGATATTCTGTATGGCAATTCATACATAGTACCTGACATTTTTTAGCTTCATCAATTAAACGTTTCATGCTATACATTGAGCATATTCTTTGGTCTAATGAAAATTTCTTATCATTAGGATTTTTATGATGAAAGCTTAAACAGGCAAGATTTTTGTTATATCCACATTTACTACATTTTACTTCTCCCAATAGATTAAGTAATTGAAATTTTTTGTCAATACCTTTTTGTTTTTGTTTTGCGGCGTTGTTAAACCATCCGTTAGAATGTTTTCTGTGGCAGAGTTTGCTACAATACTTTACTTGTTTTCCTTTTAACTCTTTTTTACATTGAATACACTTCATATTGATAAGTAGTAAGTAGATTATGAAAGCGTTCATAATCCTTAACCAAAACGAGGCTTGACTTTTTTTGGGTGTTTGATAATATGTATTTGTTGGTGGTAAGAGCCGCCGCAAATCGGGCGGTGTTCCCACCGGAGTAGAAAAGGGTTGGGGTAAGTGTGGTGGTAGAAATGAAATGGGATAGGTCTGGCAAGACTGAAAAGCGTTCCTGTTAGGGCGTTTCCCCTTGTGAGAAAGAGCTGGTTGCCACCAGTGAGCCTTCACAAGCAATTAGCCCGATTCTGGAGACGGGGAACCGCAACCCTGTCAGGCTTTTAGGGCAATGATTTTTGGTTTGTTCTTTGTAATTTGTGTGTTCCGTGACCGAGCAACAACTACCGTTAGTTGTAAGGTGATGGCGTGGTGAAGAATCACGTTAGACACGAAAGTAACCGGAGTAGGTAAGGTAAAGGGATGATTAGGTCGATCAACCGAAGCACTCTTTGTAGTTCCGCTAATAAGCCATAACGGCGGGATTTAGGAGCCGACGGGTTCCAACTGACTGAATAACTGAAAGGTGAGGATAGTCGAAGGTAACAAGCGAATCCTTCCGGAGCACATTTAATTTGAGTCGGTTAAAAGTCTAACCAGACGTTGGTTTTTCCAGCAAACTGGGGCCCGACTCTGAATTGCGGGGTGGAGCAGCCCGGTAGCTCGTTACGCTCATAACGTAAAGGTCCTTGGTTCAAATCCAAGCCCCGCAACCATTTTTAAGCCGGTGATGGCTAGAAGCTGCAGGTTGGTGTTGGTTTTGCGCTCACTATTACCGGCGCCCACTTGGGTCACGGTATGACAAACGGTTGTGATGTGTTCAAAACCCTCCTTTCTGGCCTTCACACGCATACTGTGGCCCATTAAAATTTCTTGCTATTTTACTTTTTGAGAGTACTATTTATCAGAGTCGGCGGACTTGGTGTTTCGGAGCATGTGCTCTCTCCAGAGTAAGGGTTCGGTTCAATTCCGAGAGTTCGCTCCACAAATTTACAGCGGCACAGGCTACGCACGGCAAGTGTGAAGAAGCAGCAATACCTGTAAAGGCTGGTGCTGCTATTGGCCTGCTCGTCTATCGGCTCAGGACATCACCCTTTCACGGTGAAGAGCGGGGTTCAATTCCCCGGCAGGCTACCATTCCATAGGCTGGGCACTCCCAGTCAATTTTTATGCGTGCGTACAAAACGTGAGCCCCGCTTCCCAGCGGGGCTCTGTGTTTTGCCCTATGAACCGCGGAACTTACCCGCGGAAGAGTTTATTGAAGTGGCGCCCCAAAGTGAACAAGGGAAATGCCACGAATTTTCCAACGAAGATACCGCTTGAATTGGAATTTGTATTCGCCGGGACTGTCACCCGTGACTTCGAGCCCGACGAGATATTTGTCGTCGAGAGAAATAAGCTGAACAGTTCTCAATCGGGGAACGTGAGATTGACTGCCGGGGTAGGAGAATGATACCACTGTCACCGTTTTCTTTGGCTCATCGGTTTTGGCAGTGGCCGGTGTCTTGTATGATTGAGTGACAACTTTCTTTGTGTGACGCCGGCGCCAGAAAGTGTAAAGATTACTTGGATAAGAGCCAACGACGCAACCAACCGAATGTCTTACAGGGTAAACCGCTTTGTCAGACTCACGCCTGTAAAGGTCGCCCTTGCGAACAACTTCTGTTGGCTTCAATTGCCGATAATTACTTGGAATTGTCATAAGTTTAATCAGTTTATCATTTTATTTCAATATGTCAAGCCTTTATACGGCGGGGGTGGTACTCCCAGCGGTTTTAATGAAAGTACCCCGTCCGCCCGTCCCGTTGAACACCGTAGCCGCCAATCCCTTGTGTGATAAGTCTTTTCCACGTTTTAGCATATTCTGACCCCTTTGGTTGCGTGCCATGAAGTAGAAGAGCAAATGATTTTTTGCTACCATAAAGTAAACTGTCGTCATGGTCCAAGGGCAACCGAAGAGCCTTTGCTTCCTCAAGGGATTGCACCACTGTCACAGAGCGAAGCTTGTATTTTTCAATCAAATGGTCGTGCGTGCCGCCACGGGACGCTGCCAGTCTCAAATTTGACGGTATTTCGTTCAACCGTTTTACCCAAAACGGTAGAGCCTTTGTGTATCCGTAAAAAACCCGTTTCGGGTGACGTTTGGCAATTTCGAGCCATGCATCGAAATAAGTTTGATTAAAGAAGTCACCGGCAACGTGAATGCGTGTTGGTTTGCCCCACGGTGCCGGTGGCAATGATTCTTCAATCAGGTCGGCCACAGCAGACTTGCCCTTGTAACACGTTGCTAATAGTAAAAGAAAATTGTGCCACCGCGACGCCCTTACGGCTGGCCGCAACACTTCATCAATTGCGGTGAAACAACGAAATTTTGTTTTCGGTCCATCCCGAATGATGTATTTGCGTTTGTCGCCAATATCGTGACGTTTTCGGGGATTACGGATGGCGCAACTCCGGCAATCCTTGGCAAAGGGGCAACTGTGGCCTGCAGGAAGTGAAAAAGTGATAATGTCATTCAGCTTATTGTTGCCCAATTGAAATTTCAGATGGTCCTCTGACGCATTGAAACCATTGCGTTCCAACAATGATTTCATAAAACTTAGCATTCCTTTATCAATCATGGTGACGAACTATAACAAATTTTTTACCTTTGTCAAGCACCAGAAAGTTGGCCATTCAGTTTTGTAAGAAGAGCACGCCGACGTTGAAACTCAACGAGAATCTGTGAACGGGTGAGCTGATAATCTTCCAGTTCACATTTTATTCTCCATTTGATTAGAAATTCTTTTGAAGTGGCGTACATGCCGTTATATTTGGCCCAAATGCCATAATCGTTTTCTTTCAATTTACCGTCGCCATCATAAATTGAAGAAACTACATTGTCGTCTTTATCAAAATGATAAATGACTTTATTTGACATATAAATAGTTTATCAAATAATTTTCACTTGTCAAGCGTTGTTGTTTAACGATAAAGTGATATGTGGATCCGCCGTTACCCTACTCTTGGCGCCTTTCGGGGACGGCCTCATCAACAAAGATAGTCTAACATTGTTTTAAGAAATGTCAAGCCTTCGATTTACTGCTACTGAGGCGCTTCGCGTTGTTTCTGAAACCAGTGATAAGGTGAAGCCACTTTGGTTCCATTTGGTAGGACGGAGACATTCCTACCGTTTTCAACGTCTTGAAACGAACTTTGTGCCACATTCGTTTACAAACTTCTGGAGTTAATTTGATGAAAGTTATCATTAAGTGGATTTCTTTTCAGGCTTTTCTTTGAGAAGCCTGTATGCTTGTTTGCAACGCCACGCAACAGACAGATTGTTGTGATGGCGGAAATGACCATGAAGCAATTCAAACACCCGCTCAAATTGGGATGGTTTGAGTGTTTCAAGTTTTTCCAAGAATGCTTGAAATTCGGTTTCGTTCATACGGCAGCGGTGAGTTTGGGATAAAGTTCCGCAAAGGTTGGCTCATATCCAAGTTGAGCAATGATACCACGGCGTTGCCGATTGAGTTGTGCAGCACGTCTGCGAACCATGTAAGCGGGTAGTTCACCGTCACAAGTGAGCCATTCAGGCGACAACTGATTGTCAACTTGACGGAGTTGTTCGAGCAAGGATTCCTTTTCGGCAGCATCCATGTTAAGCCTTTTTCTTCAAGTGTTTATCAATCATGCCCTTCATTTCTTCAAAGGCTGATTCATCGTCATTGTGACGTTCGGTGCAATCTTCAAAACGTTTGTCCTTGACAGAAACCCAGAATGAATCCTGAGTATCATGGAGTTTCATGGTAAATCCACGGTATTGTCTGCGTTTTGTTATCATGGTCATAGTTTATCAAAAGAATTTCATTTGTCAAGCGTTCAACTGTTTTGCGGCTTCACGCGCGGTAGGTAAAGGTTTGATGATTTTTGGCTTGCCACGGGGAGACAGAGAGAAACCCTGACTTCGTTTCAGAACTTCGGCACGGGAGAGGCAAAGAGTCTCCTGATTGTTTCTTCGCTGATTACATTCGTAACACGACAAGACTCTTCGTTTCTGATTCTTTTTCTTTCTTACCCATCGGTGAATATGATAACGTGATACCACATGGTCAATTGTTGCCATAAGTGGGTCGGACCTGCTCAAAGACGGTTCACAAATAAGCTTTGTCACCCTTTTGCACCAATGACATCGGGGGTCTTTTTTATGTAGCTCAACTTTAAGGGAATGGTTGCTCATGTGTTAGAAGGAGAGGGCGCCCAACCCACCACAAGTTGAGCGCCCTTGGAACCACCATGACAAATTGTTTACTTGCTGCAGCACTTTATAGATGACAAGGTTGCTATGAACAACAAAAAACCCAAATGAATCCAGAACCACGTGCAAATTCCCATAATGGTTGCAATGTAAATGAGAATCAGCACTCGTGGAATGAGTGCAGCCATGATGAACTTGACAAACCAATGGCCGGGGAGCCAGATAGGTAACTGACTGACCATCCATGCAATGAAAATAGCAATGCGAGGAAAGAAAAGACTCAAAACTAAAAACCATGTTTGTATCATATTGTGTTACGGCTGATTTTGGAAATCACTCAAAATCTTGACCAACGTTGACGGGTCAAGCCGTTCGATGAAAATTGCTTTCGGCCCTTTGTGGGCAACGATAGCGAAATTGTTTGGTCTGCCTGTTCGGCTAAGAAATCCCATGACGCTTGGAATGTCAATGTATCGGGTATAGATTTCGGCACTTTTGTTCAGAACCAAAATTTCCAATCTGTTCATGGTAATATTATACCGATTCTTGTGGTTTTGTCAAGCTTTTATCGGGTATCACTTCAAAGCATGACCGTTGAACACCAAAGGCCACACCGCCACCACCACCAAATTGAAGGTCAACGTAACCTTGAACAGGGTCTTTGGTTTCCTCTTCGCTTACAATATCAGCGTCAACCGGCTCACCAGTTTTGAATGTTTCAACGGACTCTTCCGTTATGTTATCCGTTGCTTCATCGTAACCTTCAACGATTGTCAATGTGGTTTCTGTAAGAAATTGAATCATGGTGGTAGTTTACTAAAACTTTTTATTTTGTCAAGCGTCATTTACTAAACCATGTAATACAAATCATCATCATTGGGCAGATTATTGGAATAAATAACACTCCACCTACTATTATAAGAACAAAAATTGGAGCAATAAAAATCCACATAAGTATAAAACCAACAATTGATCCAAATACTGGATGAATAACATAAAAAGGAAAAGCAATAATAATAGGTATGCTCACTATTAATATCATTACTGACAACATTATCACACATCCTATCCAAAATCCTAAAGGATTACTACTCATTAATAAATCAAAAGTTGAATTTGGTAAGTCATTATTTGTCCAAACATCACTCCACTTCGTCAAATAATATAATGGAGAGGTGAGTAAGATTGAACAAACAACCAAAAAAATTGACATTACAAAGTTCACAAATATTTTCATAATGTAAAATTTATCACAGAAAGATAAAAAGTCAAGCGTTGCTTTTGTTGTGTTCTGTTACTTTATTACACCATGAGATAAAATTATCCTGATTGTAACAATGTTTCATTATATTAATTATTTTATGAACCCACTGAATATTATCTAATGTATAATCTTTTGTAGAGTCAATTCTGTCAAGTGACGCGGTACAATTTTTAATTGATTTGGTGTAATCAAAAGATAATTCTTCGCCTGTCAAAGCGCATTTACGGTTTTGTTTTAGAAATTGGTTCCACGCATCTTCTATGGTGATTTTGATTTTGTGATTTCTGTTTTTTGCTCCACGACATATATTTCTCCAAAAAATTCCAGCAATCTCACCGTGTCCTTTCCAAAGAACACTTTGATTTCCTCTAAAGTTTACACATCCACAGGATTGTTTATTGCCTCTTACTACGTCATAGATTTTGTAAGGAAATTCCTTGCCGCAATCGCACTTCCACAAACCTTGACGTTTGCCATTTTCTATACATTTTTCAGATGGAAGTCTTCGCAAAAATGTTAAATGATGATATTTTACAGATTTAAGATATTCATCGGTGTATTTCATGTTCATATTTACCCTTTTAAGATAAATATAAGACAAAGGAGAAAGAATGTTAAAAATGTAACAAAACTTTCACCTTATAGAGAAATTAATCATCAAAAGTAAATCCAAATTCACTCATTACACCAATGATTAGGAATATTTTGACATCCCTTGGAAGTTTACTATCTTTTAAGGATTGGGTAAAATACTTCTTTCCCTCACGCAACTGGTTTTCCCGATCAACGAAATTCCAAGGATGCAGGTCACGACGCAGTTTGTTGAGGATACGGGCAACCTTGTGCCACAAATAGGGATTGTCCTTGACCCTGTTAATGAGATATTTGTAGTGTTTGATTGATCCGAATGATTCAAGGTTGTTCATACGTCCAAAAGGAAAATGGCTACGGAAGCAGCCAACATAACCCGAATGGTTTCCACAGTCTCACGAATTTTGGTGGCGAATTTCATGGTGGTGTTATACCACACTTTTTATAGATGTCAAGCCTTCCTCACTATTCGGCACTGTTCTTTCAAACATCCGCTGACAAGGTAAGGTTGGTGCGTCACGATGTAAACACGTTTGAACTTTTTTGCGTCAGGGTTTTCCTGCAATGCACTCTCAAATTCCATCGCTTCGCCGGGAACCATCCAACGGTCAGGAAAGATAAAGTAATGCGGCCCTGCACCGATTGGTTGACGTTTCAACACCTTTTCAATCAATCCCATTCCCATGTCAAGAATGTATTCCCATCGTTTATCTCTTGGACCGGGAGAGTCAACACGGCCACAAACAGCGACCAAATAATCAAATGGATGATTGTAGTTTGATGGACGAACATAATCCTTGAACATTTCGTCAATCTCACGGAACGGATTTGATGCGATGATTTTGCCCATAACCGTATCAATTTACATTTGTTTCAAGAAATGTCAAGCCCTGTATCCACCCATGACAGGATTGCCATAGGTTTCTTTTTCAAAATCAGGCTCAGGAATGTCCTTTGGGAAAGATGACTTCTTCCCAGATTTTTGCTGTTTGGCCTTTCGCCAACGGTCATTCTTTGCGTCTCTTCGCCACGATTTACCCATAGGTTTTAACTTGGATTGATGCCGTCATGTTGATGTGGTTTTGCTGGAACAAGTGGTTCAGCTGCAACTGTATGTGACTGTGACGTATGATTGACGGTTGTGCTGACCGAAGAAGATTTGTGGGTGATTGGAGTTTTGATCGTTAGTCGGTCAACGGTGGCTTCAACATCTTCAACAAAAGACTGGAGAAGGTGACTATCACGTTTCAGTCGCCGATCTTCCTCAATGGCAGCAACTTTCCAATGTTGGGACCTGCCATGTTCATCCTTTTCCAAAGAATACCTTTGGAGAACGATTTGTTCAGCCAATCGGTATCTATCACCTAATTCACTCATTTCCTGTAGTTTACCAAAGATTTTTGCTTTGTCAAGCATTGAAAATTGCGGGATTGAGCCTCATCCCTTTTTAATTTCGCTCTGACTGCCTCTTGGTCAGACTATCCATACACAGCAAACGTAGGGTGCGCATGGAACTTTCCCTTTGTCAGTGACCGTTTGCCAAAATTGGAATCAATTGAAAGAGGGTCGAACTCTCAACTGCCGTTTAATTACTTTTTCAAAGCTTTCACCCGCGCTAGTTCCTTCGCACTTCCGCCGCGGTTGGTAACAAGGGCGATTTTATCAGCCTGTGAAAGTCCATCATATTTGGCTTGCCGCTCTTCCGCTTGCTCACGTTTAAGAGCTTGTCGGGCGTCAGCCTTCCGATGTGAGTAACCTTTGTCTTTTCTGGCCATAAATAGCGTTTGAGTTATTGAACATCTTGGTTAAACGGCTTACCGGCCGCTTCAACCTTGAATTCAAGTTCAGTGTACACCACCTTTACGTCGAGTTCAGGCAGTGGAGCGATGTTACTGGCAATCTTGACGGGATTTCCCTCTTCATTTATCAAGACTACCACCTTTGGATTGGTTGGTAATGGAGTCATAATTTTGAATATTACTTGAAGATTAAAAAAAGTCAAGCCTTCTTCTTGCAACACCAAAAGAACAAACCGGCACAGATGACACAAAGAATAATCAAAGAAATGGCGGATGGTTCAGGCACGCCACCTATAATGGTAATGATTCCCACATTATTCATAATGGAAACTGATTGTGGTAAAACACTTGTGTTGTAAAAGGCAAAATAATAAGGAACATCAGGTTTAATACCACCGGGGAATGTAACAGAATTACCCGGTCCCACTGGACCACTATTGGTCAATCCAGTCATAGCATCGTAACTTGTTTGAGTAGGCAGTTCCAGATACCGAAGATACAAATCAACGAGACCTGTGCCAGTGTAATTGGTGGCGTAGAAAGTCAATGACGGTTCGATTGAAGTAGTTTCCACATATCCATAATCCCACCCCAATGGCGTAAGACTAAAAGTTTGGGAATTACAGATGGTGACAAGGGCAAAAAACCCAAGGATTGATGTTAGAATTTTTTTCATAATTTGTCAGACTTCGTTGAGTTTTTGTTCACGCACAAATTCTTGGTAAGCAGGCAACAATTCCGCTACTTCCCGAACATCGGTAACAGGGGCTTCTTCATCGGAAGTTTCCGCATCCGGGTCAAGGACAATTTCCTCATCGGTTGGTTTCATTATTATCAGTCTTCCAACGGTTTGATTTGGTCAGGGTCACAATCAAAACAATCACCGTCTTGATCTTCAATGGTGATTAGGCCACCTTCACGAAATCCTTTGATAGTTCCCTGAAACTCATGGGAAAAGATGTCATCAGGTTTTGGAGTTGCCAAAACTGAATCACCAATTTCAAATTTCTGTGAAATCATGTCGTCACATTATCATAGTTCTATAAAATGTCAAGCCCTGAAGTCGCTTGACATTTAGAAAAACTGTGGTAGATTGTTCGCGATGAATCCAGAACTGTTGGAACACGAATTGGCACAACTAAATGACAAAAGAGTTGTGGTTGTTCGACCCGGCTATGGAACGCAAAGCGATTCATGGGGTGGTTCTCTTTATGTATTGGATGGGTATCCAGTGCGGTTTCATTTTGCCGGAACAGGTATGGCAATTATGTTCAGTGTTGACGATGTTGTTAAACTCGATGAACCTACCGATGACACAAGGGAAGTCAAAAAAATCATTCGTTTGAAAGGGCCACACGATTATGCCGAAACGTATCAGGAAGCCACACATTGACCCCCACACCCAAGCCGCATCTGTGGTAGCGGCTCACAGTTATTTTGTCGTTGTTGAAATTTCCGGTAATGAAAATCCCGGCTTGCTGGTTGGAACGGAAGTGCAGAAATACAGTGACCCGGAAGCCAGACCGAGCAAGTATTGGAATGGACTATATTGGACTACCAACGTCATTTGTCCGAATGGTGAAACCCGAAAAGTTTGTTGTGATGTTTTGAAACCACGCAAAACCGATAAATATTTCAAACGTCAACAGAAAATTTTCCCCCAAGTCACCGCTTGACTTTCTTCAAAGTTTTGATACTATCCATCTCCGTTAGTTAAAACAAACAAAAACAAAACAAAAATGAAAACTCGAATATTCCTATCAATAGCACTAATCGTAACATTCATTGTCCTGAACTTTGCTTTCCACACTGCGGCGCCCGTGATTGCTGGCGACCTCTCCGTGAAGCAGTTGGACAACAGCAACGTCGCATACGCCGAATCGTCAACAGCCTCATGGTTCACCGGAACGGGAATCCCCGCCATCTTTTTGCTGGGTGCCCTTGGTTGTGTGTGGTTCAAACCTATCAAGTCCAAACTCTCAACACTTGCCGTCGTCACCTTGCTCGGTTTGGGGAGTTGCCTCAACTGTCAGGCGTATTATGACCGTCTTGACAACGACGAGTGGTACACCATCGGGGCCAACGAAACCGCTTTTCTGATTCCTTTGGTTGGTGCCAATCAGACGAGCCAAGGGCGGTTTATGAGTGAGGAATACCTTGAAAAAAATGTGGTTGCCACAAAACGAATCAAAATTCCACACGTCACCGTTCACAACGCCGGCTGGGCTAATCCTGATATGTATGTTCCGGCCGCACAGCTTATTGTGGTTGACCGAACTGCCTGTGTGAGAAGCTGGATTGCTGCTAATGACAGGGGAACTTCTACCAAGAATCAGGGATTTTATTGTGAATCATCTGATTCCATTAATATTCAACTTGGTATTATTATCAGCGCTTCCGTTACGCCCGAGCAGGGACCGAAATTCCTTTACAACTTCGGCACGAAGGAAGACAACAATGGCAACCGTGGCGACCCTCAACGTCAATATGTTTCCATTATTCAAGGCAAAAGCTTGGCTGATGTCTTGGACACGATTGTTTACGGAAAAGTCCAGCAGGTTCTTGCCCGTGAAGTCGGCGCTCGAAAACTGGAAGAGGTTATCTTCCAGAAGAAGGAAATAATGAACACGGTGGAAAAGGAAGTTCAGGAGTTTTTCATGGCTCGTGGATTAACCGTGGACTATGTTGGATTGGCCGACGCTCTCAACTATGACCCGGCAATTCAGAAGGCAATCAACGACAAGTTTATTGCTGAAAAGATTGCACAAGCCCAAGCGCCTTTACAGTCCATGATGGAAATCAGGCAGACTTATGCTAACATCGCCTTGAAGGAGCAAACTGCTGCCGCCCTTGGTAAATGGGATGGAAAGCTTCCGTCAAGTTTCGTGGTTCTGCCTGACGGTATGCTGAACCAACTTCTTCCGCAGGTGACAAAACCGGCGACAACGGCAAACGCCGTAACCAAGTAAAACAAACAACGGATTCAGAGCTGGCAGGCTTGACCGTCTGCCAGCTTTTTTGTTTTCAACGCTTGACATTTTCTAAAAGTTTTGTATATTTATGACCCTATGAACAACATGGCCTTGGAACGAGCCCAGAAGTGGTTTGGAGAACTGGAAATCCGAACCGAAGCTCAAGCAAACCGCTTGCTGGTCAACCGCGACGACATTGACAACCTTTTCGGTGTTGGTGTCATCTATGATACTGTCTTGGCTGAACTCAAAAACGGTCTTGGCTATACTCGCTATTGTTGGGCTGGCAAAGACCGTGAATGGCTGTTTCTTGAAACAATTTAACCAATGAATGACGCAATCATACAGGAAATCAAACAGAGAGCAAGACTCTTTGCTGACGACAATTTGATCAATCCTGACCAAAGGGATTATTTGATGATTGAAAATGCCATGCTAGTTGGTGCCACTATTGCCATGAGTATTTCACTTGATGACGAAGTGGATGCAACGGCTCGTGCTCGTGGTAATGACCCACTCCGACAACTCTTTGAGGAACAACCAATCGGTGCTCGCGGCGGAATGATTCGAAGTGGGCAATGCCCACCGTAGGGCGGGTAGTACCCCCAGCGGAAAATACTTTGGGACCCCCCGCGCATAATTTCCCGCTACCCCTCACTCCAAAGTTGGCGCGGTAAAGGCTTGACAAATGTAAAACATTTGATAAATTGGCAACATGAGAAAGAAATTATTTCTTAGGTATTTTCTTTTCGTTGAGGATAAAATTCCTTACAACTCCGATATAGTTGCTACATCTTCTTACTTGAAAGGAGATATGTTGGATGCTATTAAGGATTTCAGTACTCTTATCAATGATTGGATGGAAACGCATCCTCAAGGAAAAGTGGATTTCGTATGGCTTTGATGAATTTCATCCGAAACTGGCTGAATTGTCATATTTCAGCCCTGAACTGCGCATTAAACGGTCACGTTGACGTTAAAGTTATCGAAGAGTATGAACGTATCACCCGCGCAAAAAATTACAGAGGGGACTGTCTGGAAAATTTGGAACAAACCACCCCATATAATGAAATTTCTGTAAAGGGTAAGATAAAATGCAGGACATGTGGGCAGGTGTTCATCGGTATCGTTAAAGTCAACGAAACCCAATGGACGCCATAGCGCACACTTTTTGACGCATACTGCACTTTAACATTCTTTCACCGCATTGTCAAGCGTGCTTCTTTAACGATAAAGGTATTATCGCAGGCTCCGGTCCCCTACTCACGGCGCCTTACTCAGGTCGGCCTTTTTGGCTTTCGGTGTCGCCACCATCCTGTCCCTTACTGTCTGAAAACAGTTTATCATTGTTTTAAGAATTGTCAAGCGTCACAACAGCGCTTGACAGATGGAATTTTTCCTATAAATTACCATCACAATATGAATATTAAGTTACTACCTTCATTTTGGGAAGTGTTGACGGGAGTTATCTGTCTTGACCGTGACGGTTGGAACGGTGCAGAAGATTGGGCAACACCGATTACATTTGATGAATTTTACGACAAATCCTGTGCGTCAACCGTTGACAATCTAATGGAGAAAGACAAGATGCGCATCATAGCACGCTTCAATATTGTGTCCTATGTGTGACGCTTGACATTTCTTAAAACAATTGTATTATGTCATCACAATATGACAAACACAATTGAACTTGACAAAAACTTCTTCTTCGGTGGTAACGCGGTTTTCACCGTTGAATCTGACGTGACTGGCGCACATCGGACTTACAAAATCCGCAAGACGAAACCCAGTCCTCGCTTTCCAAAACCTGCTTGTATGGTGTTTCTGCTGGTCGGCGCCAATAATGAAACCGATTATGAATATATCGGAATGGTTGACGAAAACACGGGATTCTTTCGGTTGACCGGCAAGAGCAAGCGGAATGAAAATTCTCCCGATGTTGTTATCTTCAAGTGGGTTATGCAGGGAGTTTTTAACGGTATGGTGCTCCGTGGTGGTAAAATTCACCATGAAGGAAAATGTGGTTGCTGTGGCCGCACTCTGACGGTGCCGGAGTCAATCAAAAGGGGAATTGGTCCCGAATGTTGGAGCCGCATTTGTGGAGCGTAGGGCTTGACAATTCTAAAAACAAATATAAACTGACAACAATATGACAAAGACATACAATCACGAAAATGTAACTTACGGAGCGGCTGGTCGCCGCTGGAAATTTGAAACTCCCGGTTACTCCTACAGCACGCCTCTCATGCCCGGCGGCCGTGAAACCGCGCACAAGGTTGCCCGTATCATCGCAGGCGCCGCAAAACGGTTGGGCACAAACATTTGCAACGGTCTTGACGGTCTTGCCAAGGCCAATATGCACACGGTCTTTCATAACGCGGCCAAGGCACAGTCACGGCTGGTTGAACATTGATTTAACATCGGGCTGTTCGGCGGGCGCTGCACCGCATCCCGGAAAGGATTGAAAACTATAAGCGAACAGCCCGAAGTTTTAACGCTTGACTTTCACAATTCTTTTGATAAATTACAGTCATGTTAAACACAAGCGTTGAATTTTCGGTGGACCGGGAGTTTATTGAAGCGGCTGATAGATTGGTGCAGGGAAAACCACACGGCTACGCAATCAATCCGGGACCCGTGGAAACAAAAACCCCAATCTTCGGTATCTTTACCGATAAAGTTTGCGAAAATTGTCTATTTGTCTTGGCTCGGTGGATGGATGGAACAGGAATTTTTCTCCGTTATCCAAAACATCTCGTAAGAGTGGCTACCGCTTGACAATTCAGCTAGTTTTGATAAACTGTCGGTATGATTATGACAATATTACTTGCCGAAGCGGCCACAACTTGGCCTGACGTTGCCATGTATGCTCTCATAGTGTTGATGATGGTTTGCTTTTTTACTGGCAAATGGCCGTGGCAACGGGGTGAGTGAGGCTTGACAATCTCAAAAGGAATGATAAACTTTTTGTGTGAGGCGAACCAAGCCGGAAGGCAGTTCCGCGACCCGTAATTCCTTTATCGTTAAACATCAGCGCTTGACATTTCTTAAAACAAGTGTAAACTGTTTCTACAAATGAATTTGAAGCCAACGATTAAATTCCGGGTTGAATGGAAAGAAAAAGGAAAATCAGGTTGGTGGCACTCACGGTCTGACAGTGACCGTATCAAATCTTTAGATGGAGCTATACGTCTTTCCCGAGCATACAAAAATGGTGAAAAACCCACGGTAAGAACAGATAAAACACGAATTGTTCAAATAACCGTAACCAAAAAAATCATTACAAGGTTTTCAAAACGATAGGCTTGACAATTCTAAAAACAAGTATAAACTGTTTTCGTTGGTTGAAACAAACATAAACAAAACATACACAATATGGACCAAAAAATCATAGCTGAAATCACCAAAGCGGTGACAAAGATTAAAGGTTGCCAGTTCGCTTCGCTGACGTATCTTTCCAAGACAGCCGGCGAATTGGCCCGATATACCGCAAACTTCGGCTTCTCTTATCATCAAATCGTCGAGAAGTCAATCACCGAGCTGGAAATCCTCGTTCGCGAAAATGAAAACGTCTGGGACGCAACGTGGAAGCTCGCAGCCGCAGAATTGATGGCGTCTTTCAAAGAAACGATTGCCGCCCACGCCCGCGGTGAACAAAACGCGGCCTACACAAAAAAGGGCCAATACATTCCGCTCGGCGGTGGTGCGAACCTGAACGTCGCCGACAATTCGATTCAACTTTTCGGATTGGTTTTGACCAAAAAAGTCATTGTCGAGGGTGTTTACCCGAAAGTCAATTCGGCTCCGAAAACCATCGCGAAAAACAAGATTCGCAAGCTGTTGCCTGTGGGTAACTTCCGCGAGTTCGCAATCGACCTGTCACAGGTTGAGCAGATGAAGATTAACGGGAACGTGATTGAAATCCCCGACAAAGTTTCGGTGTAAGTCAGTCATATTGTGGGGCTTGGGCGGGCTGAAAAGCCCGCTCAATCCTTGCGTTCATCAAATTTTAACGTTAAAGGAATCAACGCAGGCTCCGGTCCCCTACTCTCCGGCATCTTTCAGCCACATCGTTCCTTACTATGAGAAAAGGATAACATAACTTTAAGATTTGTCAAGCGTCGTGGTCACGCTTGACAAACTCAAATAATCATATAAACTGTTATCACAATATGAAACTACTTTACAATCCATTCTACAATTCGGTTAAACATCCGAAATACACCCGCGAACAGCTTCGCAACGTGGCCCGAGTTTTGGGTATTCCCCGTGGCCGGAACACCAAGGATACCATTGATAATCTCAAAGCCGCAGGTGTCATTATATGAATATCCGACAAGCTGCTGAATTTCTGACCGGGCTTGGATTTACCATGAATCCAATGGGAGCCGATTGCCCAACGTGGGGCCGCAAGCCGGCCGAAGTCTTTGCCACTCCACATCACATTCTTTCTACCCCGTTTCGGGACGTGTTCATCGGTAAGGTTAGAAGTGGCTGGTATGTCACTTCCAACATCAAGTTCAAGGCTCGTCGCAAACGTGCTCGCCTGTATAACACTTTTGACCATCACATGGCAAACATTTTCGGTAGTGGTGACACGCTTTTGAAGGCCATGATAAATTTTGAAACCAATTTCAAACTGCAGATGGCCTTGGCCAACATGAAGGCTTGACAATTCTAAAACCTTTGATAAATTACCATCAATGAAAATCAAAATCTACTTTGAACGGTCAACCAACATGGTTCGCATCCATTGGTGCTTTCGGGCAAAGGCTTGACAAAACAAATCATTTCGGTAAACTCACAATATGAAAATTAACGTCACTCTCACGAAGCAGGAATTGCTCGAAATTCTCACTTCCCATTTTGGTCACACGGTCGAGGATGCTAATATCATCGTCGAGCCGACAATCGCACAAATCATCCGCAACGCGGTGACGCAGTTGGACTACAAAATCAGCCAGAAGATTGCTGCCATCAAGGCTCTTCGCCAGTTGGCCGTGGACAACAAGTGGGTGGATGTCACCATCGGTCTTGGTGACGCGAAGTGGGCCATTGAAAACTTCAACGCATTCATTGATTTTGTCGAGAAAAATCATCGGTTGCCCAAGCCCGGATATTCCGAGGGGCTCAAGTGACATGAACCCGTTTCTGATATTCGCCTTTGCTGGTGATTGGTTACTGTTCATGCTCTTTCTTTTCTTTGGTTACTTGGACACACGAACAGGGCCAGATAGCAGCAATTACAACCTTGGAGCGTTTGTTTTCTTTATCCTTGGAATCTTTTTGACCATCGCATGTGGCGCTAGTTGGCACCAACTTCATCCGTGACGCTTGACAGTCGGTTGTGGTGGTGTATCATATTGAGACAATATGAACGAATACACCGCAGCCATCGGGGAAGTTGACCAATTTCTAAATACCAATCCAACACTTGCCCACCAACGGCGTGCGTTGGGAACAAATGGGCGCCTCGCTGACGAGGAAACCGTGGAAACGTGGCTGGGTGAAAAACTTTTCAATGCTGGGTATAAGTTTCTTGAACGCATCCACCAAGACATTTTTCTTGCTCTGCCACAACATGAACGAAATACCATCGCGGAGGAACTTGATAACCTTGCCAGTGGCGACAAGGAACAACTGTTGACTGCGGTAAAGGTGGACGAAACAGGCAAGCCTGAATTGACCAAGGAATATCTGATTGCCATTGGTCGTCCAGACATGATTGAATGGGGAACTGACAGACAGTGACGCTTGACATTTCTTAAATCTTTGGTAGATTGTCACCAATGAACGAGCAACGAAAGACAATGGTTCAAAAGTTGATTGACTTGGCTCAGCAGGTCAACTCTCTGAAAGACCAGTTGGATGGTCACGTCAAGCAGATTGCTCACGAATACATTGAAGCCCAAAAACTGACGGTGGAACATGCTGGCTACGGTTGGCCAAGCAATGTGCTGAAAAACTTGGATGGCTTTTCTTGGGATATTGACACTTGCGGTAACGTCTGCTGCACGTGGTCGGAATCGTGGAACTATGGTGGACATGACCAAGGTAGTTTTGAGTTTTCTTCGGAATTTCTTCACAATCCCGAAGCCCTTGAAAACTACAAGAAAATCTGTCAACAAGAACACGAACGGTTGGTTGAAAAAAAGAAAGAAGATGAAAGGCAACGTGACCAACGGGAACTTCAACGGTTACAACAAAAATTAGGCGCTTGACTTTCTATAAACTTTTGGTATCTTACAGTCATGGCAAAACTCAAATATAACGGATACACGGATGAACAGCTTCATGCTGCTTTCGAGACGGTTCAAGCCAAAACCCATTGGAAAGATCCAATCCGTTCCAAGTGCAAGGTTGAAGACATCAATCTTATCACCAACGCTATAATCTACTTCACCGGCACAGTTCCAACCTTCGGTCAACCCGACAAGAATGGAATGGTCAAGGTTCGGGCGGATGGTTACAGAATGGGCCCGTGTGGCGACCATTGACCCAGCCCACGCGGGTAGGGCTTATTAGGTCATCTTAACCCACCCCATACCCCACTCCAGCAAGGGTGGGGTGCCCTTCTGATCATGGGGATCGAAAGGGGGCTGATACCCCGCGCATGTATGCGATCGACGGGACCACCATTTTTTCTTGGAAATAAGAATACGTATCTATATGTAATAATAATCTTTCAACATCGGGCTCTTGCATAATGTGCGATGCGCAATGTGCGATTTTGTATAATAACTCTTAAAAATGCTTTCCAACCCTTATTTTGTCACAAACTCTGCAAAGGGTTGACACTCTTTTGTCTTTCTCGATATAATACAGTTTGTATGTCAGGCAGTGTGGACAGATTCTATTGAAAATAGCCTTGATTTGTTTTGGGTTGTATCTGTTCTCAATACAGTCTTTACAGAGAAGGGATTTTACCTTGTTTGAATATTGATATGCGTCATTTTCATCATGAATGCATTTACCACGAGCTATGTGGTCTTTTCTGATTCGAGCGAATTCTATTCTGCTTCTTATTCGGGATTTCATCGCTACTTGGACTTGGGATAGTTGGCGAAGTTTGTCAAGATGTTTTGCAAAATCCTCCTTGGATATTTCGTCCAACATTTCCATGAGCAATTTTTTCAGGCTGATTATATTCATGTGCGCTTATGATATAAATAGTTGTATTTTGTCGGTAATTGACTTCTATTTATTTGGTATATGAAAAAGCATCAACTCAGCAAACATCAATTAAAAAAGCTCATCAGAGAAGTCATTCGTGAAGCGGATGAAATATCAGCGGAACCGGATGAAAAGGAACCATCAACAAAACCCGGCGAGCCGTTGAAGCATTCAGCCGAATTTGAAAAGCATCAGGAGGAAAATGTAATCAAGCTTACCCTGCGGGGATTGAAGCCGGGAAAAGCCTACAAGGAAATGATGGCTGCAATGGCTTGGGAGGCAAAGAAGAAGGATTTGGAGGTCATTCATGCGGAGATTGACAAGGCGGGAAAACCTGTTGTGACAATGGACTCGGGTGAACTGCAATCGAAGGCAAAGGAGGAACCGGAGGAAGAGGAACCGGGAGCAGAATCTCCGGAAGACAGGTTGGCAAGGATAAGACAGGGCGAACGGGAACCGGAATGGAAAGCAGCAACCCAAAAGGATTTGGAAGATGCTAGAAAAAAGGAAAAACTCAAAGCAGCAAAAATTGCTGCGGGAACTTATGACCCGAACGACACAAGTTTGTGGACAGACAAGGATTGGGATGCTTGGGACAAGGCCAATCCACCAAGCAAGAGCAAGGCAAGGGTGAATGTTGGAACATTGAAGCATCAATAATAAACAACTTCATATTTTTATACTGGGTTATTATGAAGAAAGTTATTAATACCACAAATATACGGTGCAATCATGTTGGAAACAACCATAACAAAAACAGAACTTAAAGCACTGATACATGAAGTTGTGAGGGAAGTGAATGAACCCGAATATTTTACCAATGCTCAAAAAGCTGAAGAAATCATAAAATCCTTGATTGCACGAGGTGCAAAAAACAACAGAAGGTTCAGGGAATATATTTCAGATTTGCGATACCAAGCAAAGTTGGCTGATGCTGCGGTTATTCGTGGTGAAGTTGAAAAGGTTCTGGCAGACAGGAAGAAAAAAACAAAATGGATGGACAGGCACGATGAACCGGAATTTTATGCAGGTCCACCGCCTGAGTACCCACCAATACCATATACTCAGGAAGATTGGAAACAATGGACACGGTCGGGTAAAGCTGCGGAAACAGCCAAATACAAGGAACCTGTTGGCAAAATGAGCCCGGAACTTAGGGCAAAATTCTCAGCCATTATGAAAGCACGCCTTGCCAAGAAAAAAGCGGAAGAGCCACCAAATTAAGATATAGCCCAGCTTGCCTTCGTGGATGAAGTTACGTTATAGGAACTTTCTGTCACCTGTAATGAAGCCGTGTACGATCCAGCAGCAGTGTACATTTGGACTGCTGGATTGAATAATGTGGATGTTATGCTACCTGAACCCAAATTCCAAAAGTATGTCAATGTTCCACTACCGTTGTAAGTTGTAGTATTTACAAATGATGCACTTGATGGATGTGATGTTGATGAAGTGGAAAACGTAAATGATGCTATGAGCGATGGAACGGAAACACTGATGTAATTGGAGGCTGATACTGCAATTGAAAGGGTGGAATTGTATTGGCTTGAGCCCGTCAATGTCACACTGTAACTTCCTGTAGCATATGTATGGGAAGGACTCACACTTGTATTTGTTCCACCATCACCAAACACCCATACGAAATTACCAAAATTTATCAGGTCTTGACTGCTTAAATTATTAAATTGAACCGTGAGAGGTCCTGCACCTGTAACAGGCACCGCTGAAAAAGTGACGGACATACTTGGATGAAAGAACGGCAATGGTGGTGAACCTCCAGCGCCAGCATTGGGCGCAGTTGCGACAGCATTTTGAACTTGTTGTGAGGAATTTTGGTCAATCTGCGACTTTAATGCTGTGTTTTGACTGTGGCGAAGAGCCTGTTCTTCTGCTATAATTCTATTAATCAATGCTTCCTCTTCAACAATTTCCATCCAATGTTTTTTTCTTGGTGGTTTTTGGTATGCGTTATATGGTTCAAATATGTAGGGCATATGTTTATAAATACTTTTTATTCGGTTCAATCATCAGACAATATTGATAGTTGGAGAAAATCATTTTACGTTGAAGAACTTATGTAATTAAACATTGCAAGATAACTTGCTATGGAAGGATTGCTTAAAGCTGAACCTGTTAAAGCAACGGTAAAGCTACCAGTTTTGGTATATTTGTGAGACGGATTGGTGTCAGTGGAACCAGACCCGTCACCAAAAGTCCAATTATAATTTATATACTTTATGTCACCTGTGGTTAGATTTGTAAAGAGGACAGTGAAAGGAATATGACCCGATTGAACGCTACTTGTAAAATTCGGTGTAATATTTGGATTAAAGTAAGCATATTCAGGACTTCCTCCTGCACCTGCTGCACCCGATGCTCCATGTCCTATTATTGTTTGTGGTGAGTCTCCTGTATCTTTCATCAAGTGCCATGTTCCACTGTCTTTTGCATTTTCCTTTTCTTGTATCATTCTGTGAAGTAAATTTTCTTCTTCCACGATTTCCATCCAGTGTTTCTTTCGGGGTGGCTTTTGATACGCATTATATGGTTCTATTAGATACATCTTGTCTAATAAATATTTTTCATTAATTGAAACCGCTTGCCATTTTTGATTATTGTGATATATTTATTCTTATAATGTGGGCGTGTAATGGTATCGATCCGATGTTATGGGCACGCAGAGCATGTAGAGGAATGATTTTTCTTGGCCTCTTAAAAAACGAAGAATCGAAATTAAATGCTAACTCTCTAAACAGATTGGCAAATACTCTCTTCTCATTTGAGGTTAATCCTCAGGTGGATGTTGAGTTCGCAGTGGCCTAAAATTCCACTCCGTCATGTCGGGTGATTCTCACTAATCCGATGATGGCGTAAAATAGTGAGAAAACTGCTTGTGGTTGAAATTATACAAGACTGATTCGAAAGGCCAGTATGCTAATCTATGCCTAATAGGTTGTTCATTTCCGATAGAGGCGAATACCAAAATGAAATAAACATGTAGTTTGCTGTTTGTAGATAACGCTGGACACCGGGGTTCAATTCCCCGCACGTCCACCATTTTTTGCGTGTCTTCCATAATTTCTTTCCCTATTTATAATACACATGGAAGATTATCTTACATTATTGAGGGAAGCACTGGACTTACTGATAAATATACACAAAAGTTGCGACCCAAGCGTTGCAGATTATGTGTTACAAATAGAAGTAGCGGTTCGGTTTATCCATAAAGCATTGATGACGGAGGATAGGTTGGATATTTTCAAAGCTTTACAAAAAGCTTATGATGTATTGGAAAAAGAAAACTATGACGACCAACCGGAAAATGAGGATTATAATGATTTGGTCGAAAGGATTGAAAAGGCTCTGGAAGGATTACAGCAGCAGCAACAGGAAGGAATAATACTTAATAAATCCACATTGAAAGCTTTAACCAAGATGGTTTTGGATGAAATATTTCTTCCCCCGAGCAAAGCAGAATTGGAGAAACAAGCATCCCTTCAAGTATTTCATCAATCCATAGAAAGAAACAAACCTGCGTATCTTAAAACAACAAAGGAGGGTCATAAACAAGCATACAGGGTATTGGGGAATATGGTGAAGAATATGAAAGAAATGGTGGCAGTTTCTTTGAAAAAAGATGAAAAAAAATTTGATAAGCTTAAAAAACAGTTAGGTTATAACAGTGAATGGTTGATATCATTTATGGTACAATGGTCCAATCAAATTCACGATAAAGATATGAGCAAATTTAATGCAGTGGACAAAATAATGAATGAGTTTCGTGAACATTTTAATACTATGTCCGTAGTTGGAAATAACATGTTTGACAGTATCAGAACGTATCAAAATTATATTAATGCTTCAAAAGAATCAGAACGGGTAAATGAAAATTTTGCTGGAATGAAAAAAACAATAGATGATTTGTTTCAGATAGGTCTTGACATAGGATTTGGCAAAGAACAGATGGTTGGTGGTGAGAAACAAAAAATTGTTCGTAAAAAAGGAGAAATAGTTTGGCCTGATACACCGTTTACTATGGATACATTAGTTGCTCAAAATCCACATATAAGAAAGGATATTCTTCGTAAAAAACTTACAATAGCTCTCAAAACCAAGGTTATTTTTATTAAAGGAATGATGATGTCCGTGGGTGGTCAAGCTAAACCCATTTTAATTTTTATGAAGAGACAACAATAATATGAAAAAAGATGAAATAAAAAAAATAGTAACCGAATCTGTAATAAGATTTTTAAACGCTGACAAATCAATCAAAAAATCGGCTGTTGAAGATTTTGATATTCCTGAAGACGATAAGAAAAAAATTGAAGAGGTTGTCAGAAAAACTTTGAATAGAAAAGGTTTGTTATCATTTGTGTACGGAACCAACGTGGAAGAAGGAAAAACGTCGGTTGGTGCTAGAATTGACCCTACAGCAAATGGGGATTGGGTTCTTGCCAAGGAAGAATTGCTTTACGAACTTCCCATTAAATATAATTACAAATTGCACGATTTTGTAAGGAAATTGAGGGAGCAAATAGAAAATAAATAATCTTTTTCCTTTCGTGCAAATATGTATCGTTGAAATTCAAAAGAATTTCAATGACACACACGAAAGGTTAAATATGAGTGCAATATTGGAAGAAGGTATTGGTTTCGGTGGTAATGACAACGAATCTTCATCGGAGTCTCCCACCATAATTCTTAAAAAAGGAAAAGTAGAACTTAAAATCAAAAATGCGGCTGCAGTCGTCAAGAAAATAGATGAAATGTATCCGGGGGACAATTCTTATACTGGATGGAACACCAATTGGAATAAGAGAATCAGAGATTTAAATGACCGCGAAAAAGCAAAACAAATACGATGGATGGAAGCAGCAAAAAATTGGTTTAAAGAAGAGATATTTGGTGGATTGAATGATTTTGAAGTTGTAGTATCCAATAATGAAAAATCGGGACCAGATGATGTAGTATTGAAGAATACTCCACCAATTTCAGTAAAGTACAATGAAGAAACTCACACTTTATCTACACCATCAGGAGAACTGACTCCAGAATATGTTGAAAGTTTATCTTCGGTTGTAAAAAAAACAACACCAGCACCAAACTTTACCAATAAAAATGCTTACGAATTAAGAACCGACATTTTATCAATGGCGTTGGATTGGGTCAGATATAAGGGAGAAGTGCAACATGCAACGGGTCCTTTTGCAGCAGCTACGGATGAAGATGTTTTATCCACCGCACAAAAATTCTACAAATTTGTTGAAAACAGGAGATAATGTGTCCGAGTGGCAAAAATTTAAAAGGTGGTTGGAAGACTGGATGGAAATAGTGGCTGAGGCACTTTCTGGAATGTCGTGGTAAGGATTACGATTGACTATTTTCAACCCTATGATACAATAATAGTTATGGAATTATTGGAACTGATAAAAGAAGCGAAATACGTAGTGGGTTTCACCGGTGCTGGACTTTCAACCGAAAGTGGTATTCCTGATTTTCGCTCAAAAAGCGGACTGTATTTGAGTGGAAAATACGAAGGATATACGCCTGAACAAATCCTTAGCAATCATTTTGCTAGAAATCCAAAAAATCAACCTATCTTTTTCTCTTTTTACAAGGAACGCATAATGAGCATGAGCGACAAACAACCCAATCGAGCACATTATGCTTTAAAAAAGTTGCAGGATATTGGCAAATTAAAAGAAGTAATTAATCAAAACATTGACAATCTTCTTCAAAAAGCCGAAGTAAAAGATGTTTTTGATTTGCACGGAAATATTACTTCATTTAGATGCACTTCTGCTTGTGGTAAAACTCATACTGCTGATGATTTCATGAAGTTATTGGAAACTGCAGAAATTCCAAGATGTGAATGTGGTGGAATTGTAAGGCCGAATACAGTTTTGTTTGATGAATGGTTGGATGACAATACATTTGATGCAGCATATTGGACGGCTAAGGAATGTGACTTAATGATTGCTATAGGTTCTTCGTTGATTGTAAGACCTGCTTGCACCCTTATTTCTGAAATTAATGATGCATGTAAACTTGTCATCATAAATAAGGATAAAACCCCGTATGACCACAGAGCTTGTCTGGTTATTCATGAACCTTGTGGTGAAGTGTTGGAGAGGGTGGCAAATCAGTTATGAAATATGACAAACAAATTGCAGATTTGGTTAGAAAAGACATAATTCTTGAGCAGGAGGGAATTTCTAGTAACGATAAAGCACGTAAAAAAATTCTTAATCAAATTGGACAACTTTACTTCTTACAACAAAGAGAGGAAAATGAATGCGTTTGTAAAAACAACCAAGGGTAACTTTCCAAATCAGAATTTTTATTTGGCTTGGAAGGGGTTCGATGAAATGTGTTATGAAGTCATCAAGTTTGAGGAAGAAGACCTTGAAAATCCTTCATTCTGGATGAGTTGTTCGCGGTCAACTCCTTTATTTGCTGGAGTAACCGTCTTTGACAAAGTTCTTAAAAAGTTGGGCGTAAATTACAAAAAAATTGATACTTATCCAACCATTCTCCAATCGTTTATGAATCGAACGGTTGAAAAAACAACTGTTGGGGAATTTCGCAAAGTATGGGAAAAAGATGAAAATGCTCGTCCTCGTTTATTTATGAAACCTGTCGAACAAAAAAAGTTTAATGGCGCGGTAATGAATAGTATTCTCGATTGGATTCCCTTGGCAACAGTTCCAAATGAGACAGAAGTGTACATTACACAACCAGTGGATTTTATTTCAGAATTTAGAGTGTATGTTCAAGACCAAGAAGTTCTGTCAGGCAAACATTATGCAGGTGATTGGACAAAAGTTATTGATATTGGAGTGGTCAAGGAAGCAATAAAAACATTTGAATCACAAGCGCCATGTGCTTATGCTTTGGATTTTGGTGTGACCAATTTTGGGAAGACAACATTGATTGAATTTAATGATGCAACAAGTTTGGGCAATTATGGTTTGGATTCAATACATTATGCTGAAATGTTAGCCTCTCGTTGGGTGGAAATTTGTAACAATAACTGATATGAAGTATAGGTTGATAAACCGAACAAGAATTTCAAGAAAGGTTATAAATAAATTGATACAATTTGCTTGCCCAAGGGGCGTCAATAACTTTGTAATATCGGTTATGTATGGTGAAGGATTATTTTTTGGTGGTGAAGCAACCAATAAAATGCTTAGAATATACATTCCAAACAGAAACATACCTAACTATAAAATATATCCTTTTTTCAACTGCAATAAAGATTTAAAAAAAGCTGGATATTATCCCGGCGTTTCTATTAAAAATGTTCATGAGTCAATATTGAGTTTATTGGCACATGAATTAAGACATGTATGGCAAAGATATGTAAACCACATGGATTTTCAAAAAGGAAGAGTGTGCAAATGTGATTATGAGGGTAAATCTTGGTTTACCATTTATAAGTTTGAAAGGGATGCCTGTAAATATGCTAAAAAGATATTGTTAAAATACAGAAAATTACAAAGTAAGGAAAATCGTGAGTAAGAACATAGAACTAATGGTAAAATCTCTCAAAGGGTTGTGGGTTGGTGATTGTATTGGAAACGTTGGACAATTTTATTACGCCCAAGACATATTAAAGGCCTTGGATGAAGGCATAGAAAAGCTTGGAATAGATAACATAGACCCAAGAGGAATGTCATTTCAATATTCTGATGATACGGAAGAAGCGATTGTTTTGGTAAATCATTTGTTTTACAATAAGGAAATTTTACAAGATAAATTAGCAATGGAATGGGCAACAAGATATTATACCCGTGACCCTGACGGTGAAATTTATGGTTATGGATTGATGACCAGAAAAGTATTGAGAAATATTTATGAAGGTATTCCTTGGAGAGAAGCCAATTTAACATTTCAGAAAAGTGAAAGCCCGTCAAATGTTGACATGATAATGGGTGATATTGCAAGTGGTAAATCTGTAAAAGATGCTTTGCTGGAATTAAAAAAGAATAGTGGTGGTCAAAAAACGATTCCACAAAAAGTTGGTTCTTGTGGTAATGGGTCGGTTATGAGAATTCCACCGTTGGGAGCATATTTTTACCTTTCTCCACTGGAAGATATTATAAAACAAGCAACATTATCAGCAGAACCAACCCATTGTCATCCAGAAGGAATTGCTGGTGCTATTGCTATTGCATCGTTGGCAAAGTGTATTTCATTGGCTGGTGATGTATATGAAATGGAAAATGTATTGAACACGAACTATGTCACAGGAACAGACATCAAAAGAGTTTATGATTACATCTTGGAATTTATTCCTGACAGCAAAGTAAAAGATGGTATTCTTAAAGCAAAAGAACTTCCATTGAATGCACCCTTAACAAAATGGATTGAAATTTTAGGAAATGGGATGCATGTTACGTGTCAGGATACGGTTCCATTGTGTGTATTTTTAACCATACGTGCATTATCCTTGTATCCTCTCGATGAAATGTATGAGAAAGTTTTAATTGACACCTGTAAGTGTTTTGGTGATGTGGATACAAATTGTGCCATTGTTGGTGGTATGATTGGAATTATTAGTTCTCCACCTGAAAAATGGGTAAGATATTGTCAACCGATGGAAGGAGTAATGGGAGAACCATTACCTGAACCCAAAAAAGCAAAAGAATACAACTTTAACATGGATGCGATAAAAGAAGCAATGAGAAATACAACCATATGAAATTAAAGACACAAAATAATTGTATTACAATATCATATAAATATAAGCAAAATCCATCAGCGTTGCCATTTAAAACTTGCTTTATTGTAAAAGCAGCAAATGTTGATGAAGAACAAGCATTAAAAATTGCTAATATTTTGTTCCCAGATTTTACTGATATAAAGGTGGAGTCTATTGAAAATGATGAATTGACTCTTACATATGAAGATTATGTAACTTTACGTATGATGATTAATGATAAATTAGTAGATTACATAAAGACCACCAAAACCATATATGATGACATTTCAGACCCAATTATGGTAAAATACAAAAAATTATTGGAAAAGATGACAGCTAGAATAGGCCAATTTCCAACTACTTTTTGTTAGAATTCCTTATTTTATTTACAAATTGTAAAACTTCTTCTTTAGAATAATCGTTTTTAGCGAAGTTTATACCCTGACAAACAAATTCTACATTTCCTTTTACGTAACCTTTAGTTGGGTCAATTTTGTCTAAACTTGCTTTTTCTATGGAATGACATTTTCTAAAATCTAATTTACTTTCTGGAAGTATCATTTTTATATTAGTATAGGGGCAAATTCCTTTTTGTTTATTCCATAATTTTGTTAGAAATTCAACGTCTATGTTGTGTTCCACGCCTCTATTTTTACTTTTATCAATAAAATATCCAAATGGAGATTTACCTTTTTTGTGTTTATGAAAACAAGAATGGGTACAATAATGAACTCCGTTATTTTCTTTGTGCCGGGTGGTGTATCTTCCATGAGGCATTTCAAATTCTTTTTTACATCCATTACATTTGACTTTTACCATTGTTATCATAATATCTTTTAAGATTTTTCTTTCTTATCTTTTTGGCATTTTTCCAATAATACCGCATGTATTTGGCTTTATTGGCATTGTGTTTTTCTTCTTCCGTAAAATATTTCTTATGTCTTCCCATATAAGAATAAATAGTATTTGGGTAGGAAAAAAGTGGAAAAATATTTATTTTAATTGACGCTTGACAATTTATGAATTTGTGGTAATCTGTTCTAATGATAGGTGCTATAATCGGTGATGTTGTTGGATCTCCCTACGAAGGAGCAGGTTTCAATTTTGTAGATGATAGAAACTTTCCCTTGTTTGACGAAAGAAATTCACGTTTTACGGATGATACCGTTCTTACATGCGCAACAGCAGATACCCTTTTAAATCCAGTTAAAAAATGTCGAATGTTCATGAATAGATATCTGTTTTCAGAATTCTACAAAAAATGGGCAACAGAATATCCCAATCGTGGTTATGGCAGTGGATTTAGTGAATGGGTTGAGAATGGTGGAATTACTGTAAATAGTAGCTATGCAAATGGATGCATGATGCGGTGTAGTCCTATAGCTTTGTATTTTGAGGATTTGAAAGATGCTAATCAGGCTGCTTTGGTAAGTATATTACAGACGCACAATTCTCCAGAGTCCAGACGCGGAGTCCAATCAATAGTCTCAACAATTCACATGGCATTACATGGAAGCACAAAACTACAAATAAAGGCGTATGTGGAAGAAAATTTTGGTCACATGCTGGATTTAACTGTTGACCAGTTAAGAGAGTTGCCTAAAACCACCATCCGTTGTAACGTAACTGCTCCACAAGCATTGATATGTTTTATGGAATCAACCGATTATGAATCTGCAATTCGTAATGCGGTTTATACAAGGGGTGATACGGATACTATTGCCGCCATTGCTGGCTCAATTGCCGAAGCATTTTATGGTATTCGTTCAATTCCACAGGAAATGATTGATGGTGCAAAACAAAGATTGGCACCCGAAATGATTGAACTAATTAATAGATTTTATCACATAATTGGGGAATATCACAAATCTTATCGTGATTTTATAATCTAAAAAGAAAATCATTGACTTTTAATAATTGCTTTGTTACAATGTAATCTCACATTGGAAAGTAATTATAAAACTTTCTTGACTGAAAATAACTTTTGCAGAGTATTTATTAGTCATTAAACAGTTACAGTAAAACACGTATAAACAAAAAAGGAAAAACATGAAGTATATTAAAACATTGATAGTCTCATTAGTTGCAGTAGCACTATTATCTGTGACCGCAGCTCGTGCTGCTGACACATCAACCAATTCCACAGGGTATTCCTTGGGTCCGTGGACATTGAGTTTGAGTGGTGCTGGTTCATCTGCACTGAATGATGCAAAAATAAAGAGTTCCACCGTCGGCGGTGAATTTGAATTAGGCCATAAAGGCGAATTGATTCTTCCGCTTGATGCTGGTATTCGACAATCTATTAGTTATTCGGATGTAACTGGTAATGAATGGGCATTTGGCACCAAAGCATTCTCTGATTGGCGAATTGTTAAATTAGGTCCTGTAGAACTTGGTGCAGGTGGTAATGCTGGTATTAATTATGGAAATCAAAAATCCGACTGGACTGGTGCACCCGAAGTTGTGGGTCGTCTTTATTTGAAGAAGGATGTTGACCTGTTTGGTAGAGTTGAATATCCATTTGACCTTAACAAGGCGGAAGACCTTCATACTCTCGCGTATAAAATCGGTCTTCGCGTCCGATTCTAAGAGTTGTTAAAACTTAGGTTATAGAAAACCCGTTGAAATTAAACCTCTTAACGGGTTTTTTCATGCGAAAATAAAAAGGCTTGACATTTTCTGAAAGTGCAATATACTTATGACCAGAATGAAGAACATCTTTACATAGGTTTCAGCAAATGATGACAAAATCATCAACTCACTCATTCTATCTTCAAATTTTAACGCCTCATTAGCTCAAACTGGCAGAGCGGATCTCTCTAAAAGATTTTGTTGCAGGTTCAACTCCTGTATGGGGCGCCATTTTCGTTTTTGCGGTCAACGTGGCAATTTAGTTGCTCCAAGAAGTCGGACTT